ACCTGGTCGACAAACATCAGGAGGTCGGCCTCGGTCAGCGCGAAGTAGCCGGTGCGGAGGAAGGACGTCATCGCCACATTGTCGGCGTCGTTGCCGCGCTCGTGCTCGTAGATCATGCGGCTGGCAGCGCCGGCGGCGATCGGGCGGTTGTAGACCGACTGATCGATCCAGGCGGTGCGATCGAGCTGGCCGTAGTCCCAGCCCGCACCCGGCGGCATCAGGACGTTGCACTTCACATAGCTGTCGATCTCGCCGCCGCCGGCGCGGCTGGGGTAGTACCAGGCGACCTCGTTGAACAGCGAGTTGGCGGCGAAGCGGATCTTCCAGGCGGCGTCGGGGTAGATGTTGTTGAAGACGCGGTCCCAGACCGGGCACGGCATCGGCTGCACGCCGCCGTCGCCCATCGAGAAGAACTGCGCCGTGCCCATCCAGTAGGCGGTCTGGGCCAGCGTGCCGAGCGCCTTGCGGCTGATGCAGCCGCAGCCGCGTGCCACCTCCTGGATCGAATAGACGCCCAGCCCGCCGATGTACTGCATCGTCCAGGCGCCGACATCAGTCAGCAGCAGACCCTGGAGGCTCATCTGGATGCCGCTCACGATCCTCGAGCCGCGCGACAGACGGCGCGAGCCCGCCTGGTTGATGGGCGAGCCGACCCAGATGTTGAAGTTGTCGACGTCGCACCAGCGCACCAGCATGTGGTCCTGGATGCCGGTGAAGCTCGAGCCCCAGGCGATGATCTGGCGCTGCGGCATGGCCATGAAGCAGCCGTCATTGACCGGCGGCCCGTTGGCCATCACGACCGGCGTCCCTGGGCGGGTGGTCGGTGACCAGTACATGATCGGGCCACCATGCACGACGGTCGAGCCGGAGCTGCCGAAGTTGGTCTCGACCGGGCAGAGGATCAGGAGGTCACCCCAGTTGTCGAACGTCCAGTCGCGCGTCTGCATCTTGTTGCCCGGCGGCACGATCGGCGTGACGCCGGTGCCGTAGCCGCCGCGGCCGTAGCCGCCGGCGCCGTAGCCCGTGCCCTGGGGCAGCGGCCCGGTGCCGCTGTAGAACTCGTAGCGCGCCAGGCCGCCATTGATCGGCACTGTCGCGACCGCATCGGCGCTCTTCGAGGCGAGGATCCTGAAGTTGTCGACGTCGACCACCTCCTGGACGATGTAGTCGCCGGCCAGGACGATGGTGTCGACCGTGGTCGGGATCAGGACCGAGTAGGTGTCACCCACCTGGTAGCCGTGCGCGGGCAGCAGGACATTGACGAAGGAGCTGGCCACCGTCGTCGAGAAGATCGCCACGACGCCGCCATTGGCCACGGTAGCGATGGCCAGGTAGGGATTGCCGAAGCGATCGAGCACCTCGATCTGGAACGACGTCGCGCTGAGAGCGATGCAGCGATAGAGGCCGAACAGGATCAGGCCTCCGACGCTGATGTGGGCCGGTATGTAGACGACGTCGAAGTCGGTGGCGTTCGAGCCTGCGTCGGTCACGATCACGATGTTGCTGCCGGTCGCGGTGTCGATCTCGGGCGTGACATTGTCCTGGCGCACGACCGGCGTGATGTCCTGGAGGATGCCGTCGTGGATGACGCGCAGCGGCGCGCCGTTGGTCGGCACCGCCGACGTCTCGCAGCCGACCACCAGCCACTTGTTGTCGTTGGTGTCGGACCACGCCCACAGCGCGCGGACGATCGCCGGCATCGCCGTCGGGTAGAAGCGCAGCCAGCCGCCCAGCTTCTGCCACAGGCCGAAGCTGCTGCGATCGAACATCTGGCGCACGAGATTGCAGAAGCTCACGGCCGCCTGGTTCAGAACAGGTGTCTTGTTCTGATCCACGCCCTGCATGAATTTCATCATCTCGTGCGGCATCAGCCGGCCGCCTGGCGTGAGGGTGACGCGACCACCGCCGGCGACATCGAGGTCCAGGCGGCGCTCTCCATCTTCTTGCGCGCCTCCTCGACCATGCCGCCCTTGAGCAGCGTCATGTACTGGCTCTCGTAGCTGACAGCCATCTGCGGGTCGTCGCTCTGGCGCCCGAAGTTGCGCTGGTAGCCCGAGATCCAGATCATGCTGGCCATGATGAAGATGTCGGGCAGGTAGGTGGCGATGAAGGTCGTCGGGTTGGTCGCGCTGAGAGAGGGCGGCCGCACCGTGCCGACGAGCTCGGTCTTGTAGGCGGCGTCGGGCCAGGGCCCGAACAACACCGCGTTCTGGGTCAGCATGGCGACGTAGCGCGGCAGCGCCGCTGCCTCCACGCTGCCGTAGACGTAGAGGAGATACTCCTTGCTCGTCCACACCAGCGGGTTCCGCTTGCCCGCGTCAGGGTTCGCGGCACCGACTGGCGTGATGATGTTGACGTCCTGGAGCGTCACGAACATGTCCATCGGGAAGGTGAGCATGCGCTGGTTGGCGACCAGCGACAGGCTGGACACCGTCCCGACCGTCGACAGGAAGTCGAGATCCCGGCACATCCGCAGCTCGGCGTAGTTCACCATCTGCGGCGCCAGGGCGACGAAGTTTTCGTCGGCCACATCCACCACAGCCAGTCGCGCGATCGCGTCGAGATAGCTCGTCCAGGTGAGGGGTGTGACCATGGCCTAGTTGACCGTCTTGGGCTCGCCCTCGCCATCGGCGCCATTGGGCGTGCTGGGCGGGGCCGGTGGCGCGGGCGGCGCCGGAGGCGTGGGCCCCTTGGCGGCCTGCTCCTTGGCCTGCTGCTCGGCGGCCTGCTTCTGCAGGTTCATGAAGGTCTGCAGGCTCTCGTTGAGCGGCAGGGCGCCCAGGCCCTTCAGGATGACTTGCATGTCCTGGGGCGTGACTTTGAGATCGAACATCGGCAGCTCCTATGGGTTCAGGTGGCCCAGGGTATCACGGTCAGCTTTTGCCGTAATTCCTGAAGGCGGTGAGCTCGGCGGTGCAGGCCGGGCACAGCAGCATGCTGGCCATCACCGGCATCGGGGACATGAACGTCGCCGGCCTGGGGCGCGGGACCGGCGGGCCGCCCTCTACGGCCGCCTGGACCTCGGGCGGCGGCGGCGGGGGCGGCGGCTCCGGCATGGTGGTGACGTTGAGGGTCGACCAGCCGGGCGGCATGCCGGTCGTGGTGGGCTCCGATACGACCCCGTTGCGGTCGCAGGTGTAGACGGTCGTCGAGACAGAAGCCATGTGCGCTCTCCTCCTAGGTGGTCCTGATGATCTTGATGACGACACCGACCGGCGGCATGTTCTGGAAGGTGCCAGCACCCGTCGGCTGGATCGTCATAACGGTTCCGACATTGCCTGTCGAAGACAGCGCGTCGGGGCTGGTGCCCTGGGCGTTGCCCATGTGCGAGGCGTGGGCGTGGCTCTGCATGAACTGGCTACCGCCGACCTTGCCCGGCACGGTGGCATCGACACCGGATCCGGCCAGGGTGACGCGGTTGGTGCCATTGTCGCGGCCGATCGTCATGCGGCTCGAGAGGTCGGGCAGGTTGAAGGTCGTGGACCCGTCACCGACGCCCCAGGTCGTGCCGATGGCGGTGAACAGCGAGGCAAAGGTGGTGCGGCTGACCGCAGCGCCGTTGCACTCGGCGTAGCCCGACGGGATGTTGGCGGCGGGGCCGGCGAAGTCGATGACCGAGCCGACCGGCAGCGCACCGCCCGCACCGGCCGGTCCCTGGGGGCCCATCACGCCATCGATGCGGAAGCCCTCCCAGCGCATCGTTGCCGAGCCCAGGATCATGCCGCTTGGGCTGTCGATGTGGGTCCACATCTCGAGGTAGTCGCCGGCCACGACATCGACCAGCGTGTCGTATTCCATGGTGTTGAACCAGCCGGCCGCGATAACACTCCTGAACTGGCCCGTCGGCGTGATCTCGACGCCGTTCTTGTAGAGATGCATGTAGACGTTGCAGGCCTGGCCGTTGACGTTGTAGCTGCCCCGGCAGGAGACAAAGTAGAGGCCCGCGTCAGGAAACGTCACGCGCTTGTTGGCCGTCGAGTAGTTGGTGCCGTTGCGCTCAAGCGAGATGCTGTCGAAGTTGATCTTGGTGAGCGTCGTGACCGGCACCGTCTGGTCGGCGGTCATCTTCACCATCCAGACATAGCCGGATGCGCCACCGCCCGCGTAGCCCTGGTCCTTGACCCACTTGGTCGTCGCGACCGATGTGTCGTTCTGCGCCAGCGGCGGGTTGGCGGCGACCTGCAGCAGGTTGGTGGTGGTGTAGGTGAGGAGCTGCGCGCCCGCGTAATCGAACCACGCGAAGTGAGTCGTTGGTGTCGCTGCCGCCGACCGGAAGATCATGCCCCAGTTGCCGTCGGTGTAGATCGAGCCGGGCTGCCACGCCAAGCCACTCGAAAGAACGAGGCCGCCCGTGTAGAGCCCACCAACAATCGTCGCAGCCCCGGTGGTGGCGCTGATGCCGAAAGCGACGCCAAGGCTGGTCCCCGGCGGGTTGTAGCGCGACATGAACCAGTCGCCGTTGTTGTTGTGGCCGACATCCCACCGGACAGCGGCCCCCTGCCAGTAGCGCGAGAAGCCCCAGTGCGTCGCATCGACGACAGTCTGATAGTTGGGCGCGTCAGTGGCGTGCGTGTTGGAGGTGATCGTGCTCTGGCTGTTGATGGTGGAGTTGGCCCAGAGGTTCGTAGCGGTGATGTCGCCGGGGACGATGAGGTCGCCGCTGCGCTTGAACTGGAACTGCTTGACCATCGTGCCGCCGTCGTCGAGCGCACGAAGGTAGAGATCGCCATCGGTGTAGAGGAAATACTCCCACAGCTTCAGACCGGCGGCATTGCCGGTGGCGTTCCACTTGAAGTTGGGGACCGACGCGGCCTGCGCCTGGAACAGAGGCGCGGTAGCGTAGCCGCTGAGATGGGCATACCCAATAAAAGCGTCGCGCCAGTAGGCCGTCGTCGAGCCGAGATCCTTGCCCAGGTTGTACTGGCTGATGAACGACCCGGCGAGCAGGCTGTCGCCGTCAGCGGAGATGTAGGTGCTGACGACGCCCGCCGTGTTCCTCATGCGGATGAAGGAGCCGACGACGCTGCCCGAGTTGAGATCGAGAGCGCCCGCGTGCGCGGCGTTCGCGCCGGTCATGAACAGCCGCGCACTCGACTGCACCGAAGTGTTGAGCGTCACCCCGGCAATGCCGACGCCCATGCCGTTGATGTCATCGTCGGCGGTGGGCGATACGACGAAGCCCTTGCTGTCCCAGATCGCGAACTTCACGTTGGGCACATGGAAGGTGCCCATGTAGTAGTTGTGCGCGCCGCTGAAGCCCGCCGCCTCGATGGTCTGAGGCGTCATCACGGTGCCGTTCCAGTGCTGGAACTTGAACGTGCCGCCGAACCGCTCGACGAAGTTGATCTCGGCGGGACCAGCAGCGTAATTCCAGCCGATAGCGAGGCCCTGTGACCACGATCCTGAAGGATTGGACGAGGCCACGTTGCTGGTGAAGTAGCTCCAGCCTTCGGAGAGGATCGCGCCCGCGACCCATGCGTTGTTGCCGACATCCATCCTGCCGGGGATGAACGTGGCATACGTCACCGTGCCAACGCGATCCTGAAGGACATGGACGTTGTTACGGAGGACGTTGCTGGGCGATGCGGTGCCGCCGAGATAGAGCGCGATGTGGTTGGAGCCGTCGGTCAGGTAGGTGTAGCCGTCGGCCCCACCTTGGTTCGCCATGCCGCCACCGGCAAGCATGGAGTGGTAGACGCCGACAAATCCTTGAGGTGAAGAAAACTCTCCCCCGGTGGAGACCGTCGAGCCGTTCAACAGGATGCGACCGTCGTTCAGGACTTCGATCTGCCGCTGGCTGCCTGTCGGAAAGCCGATGCCGACGCCGTCGACATCCCAGAACATGAAGCCGTGAACGGAGCTGTCGACGGTGCGACCGAAGCGCACCAGGGATGTCGTCCAGTCACCGCCATCGGCCAGACGATCATAGCGGGCGATGAGCCGGTCCACGTTGGCCGTTGCCGAACCGAACTGGGCGACCTCCTGAACCGACCCGGCGGACACTCCGAGAGGGGGTGCATTAACGGTGAGCTTGCCGTTGATCGTCGGTGAGCCAATGCCGACCGGGAAGAAGACCTCGCCATGGCTCGCAATGGTGATCGCGGTGATGTCGGTCGTGGAGCCATTGCGGACCTTGTAGTCGTAGGCGATGGTCGATCCGGTGTGGCGCTGGAAGATACGCAGACCCCAGCCGTTGGCATCACTGCCAAATATATACGACTGCATCAGGTCTGATGTACTCGATGCCGTGTGTTTCGTGTTCGCCATGCTGCCCAGCATCGACAGCACATTGACGGGATCGTAGCCCGCTGCGCCCAGGCGAACGGTAGTAAAGTTGAACCACGCATCCTTGCTGTTGCGGGTGAACAGTATCGGCGTCGCGAGGTAGGCCCCCGCGTCGTCGAACATGTTCATGATGAAGTTACCGCCGCCCATCGATCCGCCCGACTTGGGATCGATGCCGAAGGTCCAGACGTTGACGCCGTTGTACTTCCAATCGAATGTCGCGCCGCCCACCGTCACCAGATCGGAAGCAAAGGCGGACTCATAGGCGGTGTCAGGGCGGCTGTAGACGGTGCCCATTGTCGTGAACATGCCGTCGCGATTGAACTGGAAGCGGCCAAGCTCGCCGCTCGCATCGTCGAGCCAGCGCAGCGTCAGTTCGCCGCCTGCACCGGGCCAGCCGATGAAGTCCCACCGCTTGGCGCCGACAGGGTTGCTCTGGATCTCCCACAGGAAGCCCGGCCACTCGGTGCGCTGCGCGCGGATGTAGGGCGCAATGACCTCGGTCGACGCGACCAGACTGCCGGTCACGAAAGCGTACAGGCTCGCAGGATTGAGATAGAGGCTGCCAACCGACGTAGCGATGTAGCTGTCAGTGGCATTCGACTGCAGCCGCATGATGAAGTCGGACGCATCGGTGCCGATGTCGATGTAGCCGCCGGTCGGACTTTTGACTTCGATGGATGAATAGAACTGCGAGTTGTCGCCCAGGGCGATGAGCCTGCGGTAGGCGTAGAAATCGCCGGTCGACTCCAGGCGCGCCCGCTGCGGCGATCCTGCACCGTCCCCTGCATTCAGGTTGAAGTACATGATGCTGTTGCCGCCGCCAGCGGGGTTCGCGCCGACCAGATTGACCCCGATGCCGCCGAACTCCGCGTAGGCGCTGTCGCCGCCGATGCCGTTGAAGACCAGCCGGCCGATCAGCGCGCCCGCCGCCGCAGGGCCGCCGCCGGCCGCCTGGCGCCACAGCGACAGCAGGGTCGCGTAGCCGGTCGTCGGCGCATCGTTGATCAGGCGCAGCTGGGTCCAGGTGTCGCTCGGGTTCCTGGCATCGATGTTGTTGTCGAAGTAGGAGAGCCCGTGCGCGGTGAAGGTGCCGGTGACGTAGAGGTTGCCTGGGCCGGCGAGCGTGCCGCCGATCAGCGGCAGGTAGGCGCCGCCGGTCGCCGGGGCGTAACCCTTGGCCAGCACCCAGGCTGCCGTCACCGCCTCGTTGCCGGTCAGGGCGTTGGAGGGCGGCGGGATGACGAAGGTGCCGTCGCGCTTGAACTGCCAGATCTGCGTGAAGACGGCGGCATCAGTGAAGGCCGCTATCTTGAACGAACCGTCCGCCGACATGAGGCCGGTAAAGCCATGCTCGTTGGCGGGCGCCGCGCTGTTCCAGACATCCCAGCCCGCCTCGGCACCATCGACGGCGCTGTTGCCGGACATGCTGATCCAGCCGATATCGGCATAGACGGTGACCGTGTCCGAGCCAGCGCCGACAACCAGGTCACCGGTCATCGGCAGGCTGCCGTCGCGCGGCAGGAAGTCGCCCGCCGTGCCGGGGGCGACGATCCACATGATCCCCGTCCACTGGTAGGTCACGCCGTTGGCGGCCGTGAACTGCTGGCCGACCGTCGGTGAGGCTGGGAAGTCGATCGCTGCCATGCCGTGCCCCTAGGGGAAGAACGTGATGCGGACGCGGCCGATCGCGCCCGCCGGATTGCTGGCCGAAGTGTTCGACCCGCCGCCGCCACCAGGCGCCGTGCCCGCCAGGGTCGAAGCGCCGCCCGTGCCGGATCCCATCGGCGTCCCTGGGCTCAGGCCCGTCGTGTCCGTGCCCGCGGTCTGCAGCGACCCGGCACTGCTGGCGCCCGCGCCACCGCCGCCGACCGAGTTGTTGCCGGTGCCGCCGTTGCCGCCCAGGCGCACTGTAGCACCGACGCCGCCCGCCGTGCTGCCGACGCCGGCCGTCGAGGCCGCCGCGTTGGTGCCACCCCTGGCGCGGGCGCCTGTCGTGGCCAGCGTCGGCACGGCGTTGGTGGTGTTGACCCAGCTGTCGGTGCCGCCGCCCGCGATCGCGACCGAGTAGAAGATCGAGTTGCCGGGCGTGACGGCGATGCGCGCATTGGAGACCGCGAACTGGCCGCCACCGCCACCGGCACGCTGGCCGGTCGTCGCGGATCCGAAGCCGTTGCCGCCCGAGGCCAGCGCCTCGCCGGTGTAGGAGTTGTAGCCCGCCGGGATGAGGACGCTGCCTGGGCCGGTCGCGGTGATGACCTGGACGATCGGCGGCAGACCGCCCGACGCCAGCAGTATGGCGGTGTTGGCGGGCATCAGGTGAGACCCGAGCCGCTGATGATCCAGCGCGTCGCCGTCACCTTGAGCGCGGTGGCGACGCCACCGACCGCCAGGGTGCGCGTGCCGGTCGTCGTCCCTGGGGACCACACCAGCACATCGGTGGACTGCACCAGGATCGTGATCGCCGTCGCGCTGTCGTTCACGAAGGTGATCGTCGTGCCGATGATGTAGGGCAGCGTCGTGTTGTTGGGGATGGTGTAGGCCGCCGCCCCCGCACCGACCGCGTGATAGACATGCCCGCCCGCGTCGCCCAGGACGGTCGAGTAGTTGCCCGCCTGGATGGACTGCGGCAGGTAGCCGATCTCGGTCTGGACCCAGGCCGTGGTCGCGATCGAGGTGTCGTTGTCGCCCGCCGCGGGCGTCGGCGCGGTCGGGTTGCCCGTCAGCGCCGCATTGTTGAACGTCGTGAGGTAGCTGCCGATCGGCTGGTAGGTCGCCGCCGCCGACGCGGTCGTCAGGAAGGCCGACATCCCCGCGATCGTCTGATAGGTCGACGCCGCCAGCGCCGTCGTCAGGTAGGCCGACATCGCGGCCACTGTCTGGTAAGGGCCGCCCGTGACGTAAGCCTTCGCCAGCACCCACGCTGCTGTCACAACCTCGGTAGCTGTTGCAGCACCGGAGGGGGATGCTCCCAACAACATCGTGCCGTTACGCAAAAACTCGAACTGCTGGATCGTCCCAGCGCCATCAGCGAGAGCGCGGAGGTATAGATTGCCGTCTGTCCAGGCCAGCGTATCCCAACGCTTGAGATCGACGCCTGCGTCGGCGTTCCACCACTCGAGGATCGGATTGCCGGTCGCCGGCGCGATGAGGATGTTCGCGGCCTGGAGCTGCCCGGTGAATTGCGGGCTGGGCGCGAAGCCGGGGTTGGGATAGCTGCCCGCCAGCACGCCGCCCGCAGGCCCTGACGGCGCTCCACCGCCGCCGCCCCCGCCGCCACTGCTGGTCGAGGGCGAGGCCGGCACCCAGGTGGCGCCCGTGCCGTCGTCGTAGAAGATGTAGAGCGTGGCGCCGCCGGTCCCGTCGGTCGCGTTCCACCACAGGTTCCCTGGGCTGGGCGAGGCCGGTGGCGTGAGCCCGATGGTGACCGAGGCGCCGCCGCCGCCCGTGCTGTAGCCCTGGTCCTTCACCCACTTGGTGGTCGCGACGATCTCGTCGTTCTGGATCAGCGGGATCGGCGCCATCGCCATGTAGCCTGGCGCCTTTACCACCCCGCCGTACTTGTTGAGGAACAGGGTGTACTTGTTGGTCGGCGTCGCCTGCTCAAACACCTCCACGATCATCTCGTTGACCGTGTCGGAGTAGATCATCAAATCAGCATGATTGTTGCTGATGAAATTATGCGTCGAGCCGGCACCATCGGTGCCGAACCGCGTGCTGCCGAGAGCGATCAGATTGCTGATGAACGTCGCGTTGCTCGAGGGGTCGATGTGCAGCGCGCCGTTCCGGCCGAAGTAGGTGTCGCCGCTCGGTCGCGCCTCCCAGGCGACATAGTTGGACGCGCCCCCGATATGCCGGAGGCTGACCGTGATCGGCATGTTGCCGCCGACGACACCGGGCGTGCCCGTGACGGTGAAGTCGAAGAAGGGGCCGTAGACCCAGTCGTTGGTGAAGCCGACGCCGTTGGCCTGGATCCAGCCGATGCTGTCGCCATCCTGCAGCGACACCATCGCCGCGGGCGTGCCGCGCGCCGCCCACATCTCGAGGCCGCCGCCCCAGGTGCCATGCACCGGGTTGTTGCTGTAGGAGAAGACGCCGGCGCTGGTGTGGTAGCCGGCGTACTGCGTCGGCGTGCCGTTGGGATCCTCGTACCAGGACGAGAAGTAGCCCAGCGGCTTGTGATTGACCTCGGTCTCGAGCGTGCGCGTCCAGGTCGCTGCCGTCGGCGTCGCCAGGTCGACCGGATCGAGGACGGCGACGCTGCCCTTCTCGTTGATGTGCAGCGCGCTGTTGATGCCGAAGTAGGCGTTGCCGTCGGCATGGATCATCCAGCCGGCCCAGTTGCCCAGGAGGCCGTTGGCCATCGTGAGCCGGATGCTGGTCGGCATGGTGCCGCCGACACCCGGCGTGCCCTCGACGCGGATATCGAGGCCGCCCGTGTAGGGCCAGCTGGAGCCGTTGTAGCCGCGTGCAGCGTAGTAGCCGATGAGATCACCATCAGCGACCGCCAGGGGCGCGACCATTGTGCCGCGTGCACGGGCGAAGATGAAGCCGGGGCTGTTCTCAGAGCCGGTGCCGTAGCCGTAGACATTGAACTCGGTGAACCATTCACCTGGGCCGTTCTGCCAGATCAGCTCATCACGCATGACGCCAGTGAAGCCGCTGCCGTTGCCCAGTTTGAACGTGTTGTCGATGACGCCGCTGGCGGGCTCGTAGTAGCCGATCTGCTGCAGCGAGCCGTCGCGCCGCCACACATCCTGCGCCTGGACCGCGTAGTCGGGGCCGTCACCGAAGGCAGTGATCTTGAGCGAGCCCTCGTCCACGCCCGCTGAAGGATCTGGAACCTCGAGGGCCCACTCTTTCTTGCCGGCCGCGTTGGCCGTGTTGGTGAGACCATAGCCGGGCCAGGCGCTCTCGACCTGGAGCCAATTCGGCACGATCAGCGTGCCGTCGCGCTGGAAGGTGTAGCTCTTCAGGAGCGCGCCTAAATCGGCGTTCGCCTGAACGACGAGCGACCCGCCGGACGATGAAGGCAGCATGTTGATCGACCAGAATTTCTGGTCGACCGCGTTCGTCGGGATCTGGAAGTCGTAACCAGGATTGAGACCCCAGTTGCTGATCCAGCCCGCATTGTCGAGCCACACACCGTCGCTGCCGTAGACACCGACCATGAGATCGCCCGACATCGTGTCGCCGATCTTCTTGACGTAGAGACCGTCCGCCCCGGTGATCGTCAGGTAGCGCGTGTCGAGATCCGCGATGTCGACACCGACCGTGCCGGTCGAGGTGAGAGGGTTGGGCGTCAGCGTGATGCCGAAGGCCTCGCTGATCGAGGTGACGCCGCCCAGGCTCGCGGTCAGGTAGCCCTGGTCCCTGACCCATGCCGTCGTGGCGATGTGGGTCGAGCCAGCGGCGGCCGTCAGCGGCGGGAAGGTCAGGAAGGCGTGACCGTCGGGCTGGACATGGATGGCGTCGGCCTTGCCGAAGTAGGTGGTGCCGTCGGACATGGCGCGCCACGCGAGCCAGTTCGCGTAGCCGCCATTGACCATCTCGAGGGCGACCGACATCGGCACGGTGCCGCCGCCGACGCCAGGGATCGTCGGCAGGACCGGACCATCGACGTTCCAGGTGATCAGCGGGCCCCATGTCCAGGCAACGCCATCCCACCCGACCGCCTCGACCCACATGACGTTGTCGGGCGCCGCCACCGGCAGCCTCGCGTTGGGCGTGCCGCGCGACCCGAAGGACTGGTAGCCGGCGCCATAGACGCCACCGAACCCCTCGATGTGGTCGGAGAAGGCATAGAGCGACACATCGCCGTGCCAGCCGTCGGCGGCGCCCCAGGCCCACAGCAGGCCGAGGTTGTTCGTGTTGAAGTCGACGCTGCGCGGGTCGGTGACGACGAAGCCCAGGTTGGACTTGAAGTAGCCGGTGTCGGCCGTGACATCGCCATCGAACACCGGGTTGGGGGCGAAGCCTGGGTTGGGGTAGGTGTCCTTGAGCACGCCGCCCGCCGGGCCCATCGGCAGGGTCTCGATGGTGCTGGCCGGCACCCACTGCGGCGGCCCGCCCGTCTGGCCGATCAGCACCTCGCCGGCGAGCCCGGCCGGCGTCGTCTCGACCGGCAGCAGGCCCATGCCGTAGACCAGGCCGAACTGCAGGAGCTCGGTGACGCCCGTGCCGCCGTGGTCGACCGGCACCGTCTCGAGCGTGACGATCGTGCCGGTGCGATGGAGCGGCGAGACGAAGCTGAGCTGCAGCAGCGCCGCCACGAAGCTCGTCATCTCGTCGACTGACGCCTTGTACGAAACGCCCGCCTGGACGACCTCAAAGAGCGCGGCACCCGAGAGGGTGCCGACGTCAGGGAGGTTGGGGATCTGCTTGTATCCCTCGGTCATTAAAGCGGCCCAGTCTCGGGCACTTCATCGTTGCCAGGGGGCAGGCCGATATCGGTGTCGCCGGGTGCCTGGGTACCAGGCTGTTCGTTGAGACCAGCAGGCGGCTCGCCGGTCTGCTGTGGCACGCGACGACGGTCCTCCTGGGTGGTGCGGAACGAACCGCCAGGGATCGGGATGCCGGTGAAGGGCAGCGTGTCGTAGGGCGGCCCACCCGTGACGCGGAAGTCAGCCGTCAGCCGCTCGACGTTCTGCTCGGGGCGCGGGTTCATGATCGGGATCGGGTCGGCCGGCAGGATGATGGCGCGCAGCTGCATCTGCGGCCGATCGAGGCAGCGCGGGCACACCAGGATCCGCTTGTTGATCAGCGATGCGCCGGCCCAGTCGAACTGCCAGCGCAGCTTGTTGTGATTGTACCAGATGCCACAGCCGTCGCAGACCGCGAAGGCCCGCGGCCGTGTCATGCTGGCGTGAGCTCGACCGGCGCGTGATGCGTAGCCCATGGTCAGTTCCTGTAGTAGCCGCCCAGCATCGGGCTGATGTAGAAGCTCGCGTTCTCCACATCGTTGCCTGCTGCCGTGGCGTAGGACTTCTCCGCGAAGGGCGCCAGCGCCGTGATCAGTGACGGCGCCCAGGAGCGTGCGAGCTGCAGCGCCAGGCCATCGGCAAAGGCGTTGAACCAGCGATAGGGCAGATCCATCGTCTTGCCGGCGTCGAGCGCGGCGTCCTGGACCTGGGTGACGCGGTAGTATTCGAGCGTGTCGCCGCTCACGCCATCAGGCACCGGCCACAGCGTCACCGTCGGGTGGATCAGGCGATCGAACCAGAAGACCGAGGTGAAGCCCTGGTGGTCCTTGTTGGGGTAGCTGGCGTACTCGGTGCGACTGACCGGCAGGATGATGCGGTCGATCTTCGGCGTCACCGGGGCGTACTGCTTTCGGATGTAGGCATCGAGGATCATGATCGTCTTGGGGTCGACCGCGTAGGTCGACTGGCCCTCGATCAGGGGCTCGCTCACCAGGTCGACCTTCCACAGGTTGACGCCCTGCTGCGACCAGTCGGCCAGCAGCAGGTTGGCCGCCATCCTCGACGTCTCCATGTGCGCCTGGGTCAGCGCCGGGCTGCGGATCTGGCACAGGTTGAAGGCGTAGAGGACCAGCTCACCGAGCGAAGGGCTGAAGGTATACGTCTCGCTGGTAGCCATGCGACCTCACAGATTGACGACGCCTGGCTGGGTGAACGTGGCGGTGACGAGACCCGTGCCGCTGTTCAGGAAGATGCGGGCGTAGGCCCAGGGCACGACGAGCTGGCCCGAGGCATTGGCCGTCTTGCCGACCAGTGCCGCATCCGGCGCATCGATCCATACCATGTCGTTGATCGCGACCGGGTTGGTCGGTGAGTTGGGGTCGTCAGCCGTGACCTCGATGTCGTAGGCGACCGTGCCGCCGACCTTCACCATCACGCCGATCGGCGTCCACGCCCAGGGATCGAGCGCCACCATCGGGCTGGCGCCGACGCTGGCCGTGCCGATGCTGACCGCGCCCAGGGAGGCCTGGTTGCCGTTCACACCGGTGACCTTGTTGTACTGGTTGACCGACATCACGGTGCCGGGCGCCGCCGGACCGTAGATGGTCTCGCTCACGGTGTTGCCCGCCACGTTGCGGCCAGAGAGCTCCAGGCGCAGGCCAGGCTCGGCCGCGGCGAAGGTGAAGAGGATGTTGCGATCGACGCCGGCGCCCATGCTCGTGGCGCCGTCCAGAACGAGCGCACCGGCCGGTGCGACCAGCGCGGTGCGGACTAGGACGGCGTTACCGGCGACAGCCAGGTTGCCTACTGAAACGGTGATCGGGCGCATCGCAGTCTCCTTGGCGCGCCCACGGTCACGCTGTCAGCGGCACGCCCTCGTTGGTTACTTGGATCCGGGGGTCGCGTGCCCCTTGGTCTTGCCTTTGCCGGAGGCGGTGCCCGCCATCGGGTTGCCGTTCCAGCCGCCCATCGACTTGCTACCGCTGACAGTACGCCCACCGCTCGCTCGGCCGAAGCGGCCGGCGTGTGGCGATGGCTTTCCGCCCTTGATAGGTCCGATAGAGACCCCGCCGCCTTTCTTGCGAGCGACGGCGCCACCAGCATTCTTGCCGACCGCGCCTCCGCTCTGCTTGGCGACAGCGCCCCCCGCGGCGTGACCTGTACGTCCCTTCATGAATGCTCTCCCTACGCCTGGGCAACGCCATAGACGCCGTTCTGCAGGCTCATGATCATCGGTGTGGGCGACTGTGTCACCACCAGACGCTTGGAGCCATCCGACGCCGACTGCACCGCGTAGGTGCCGCGGACGTCGCCGGTCGTCGGGGTCGAGGGGCCGCCGATGCCAGCCAGGTAGCCCGTGGTCGCCGTGACGGCGGCACCGGCCCAGGTGATGGCGACATCCTGGAAGCTGCCGCTGTAGAGCGGGAAACCGAAGATGTCGGTCGTGCCGACCGTCACCGTGGCACCGACGATGCCGACCGGCGTGACGCTCTGCAGCCACTTGAAGGCCTTCTTGCCCGAGACCGTGGTCGCGCCGGCGGCGGTGAGGGCCTCCGTCAGCGGCATGCCGTAAACGTCGAGGCCACGCAGCGTGTAGACCGCCGTGTCGCCCGCAGCCGTCGTGATGCTGAGAGCGCGCCCGGCCATGGTCATCGGGTTGTAGAGGCTCGACCCGGTCTGGCTGGGATTGCCTGGGATGACGGGGACGCCACGATAGCCGGGGGCACCGATCAGGGCGCCCGAGGCGAAGGTCTGGGAGCGGTCCAGGATGTAGGTGCCGGTGTCGCCGCGGCCGGTGCCGTAGCCTACCACGGTGGCCGGCTGGAGCGTGCCGCCGGCATCCCAGATGACGGTGCCTGGAGTGATCGTTCCGGTGACGACAGTGGCGGTGAGGACGTTGCCCGCGATCGAGCCCGTGAGCGAGACGCGGAGCGCATCGATCAGCAGGAGACCCGTCAGCCCGCCAGCCGCCGCGCCGACCGTGACGACCGTCGAGTTGACGGTCGGCAGGACGAGAGGCGTGCCGTTGACCGGCACCTGCGAGCCGATGACCGTCGCCGCACCCAACGCCGTCGGGATGAAGTTGATCGTGTCGATCTTGCTCATGCCGAGCCAGCCGGCCGGCACCTTGGACGAGCCGGGGGTGTAGCCCTGCGGCCCGAGGATCCCGACGCCGCCATAGAACAGCGACGACCCGAGGTATGGGTTGTTGTCCATGCCACCGGGCGCCTCACCGAAGACGATCAGCGGGCCAGTGAATGCTGAGACAGACATTCAGCTTCTCCCTTGATTACGCCGTCGGGTAGGTGCCGTAGATGGCGCGCCAGTTGTAGTAGGCGAACGAGTACCGCTCGTAGCCCTTCACCAGCAAGTTGTCGGTGATGAAATCCACCTGCATGTCAGTCTCGAAACTGATGCGGGTCATGTAGCTGAGACCGTCGATGTTGGTCAGCAGGAACCACGGGAAAGCCGAGGTGAGGAAGTCCATCACCATGAAGCTCTCCGGCAGGCCGCCGGCGGTGCTCAGGATTGCGTTGACGTCGTTGTCGGCCGTTCCAGGGCGCAGCTCGGTCTTGAGCAGGCGGATCGCGGTCGGCTCGTTCTGCGGCGCGATGATCAGCTTGCGCGCCCGCGCCAGCATCTTGAGGCCGGCGATGTCGCGGAAGTTGGTGCGGATCGCGACCTGGGCGTTGAGCAGCGACGCCTCGTTGAGATCGACGTCGACCGAAGGTCGATTGGAGATCGTCTGCCCGTCGATCGGATGCGCGACGTTGATCATGCTGACGCCGTCACCCCCGATGTTGGGGTTGTAGACGTTGCCGGTGTTGAGGAGGTCGGCGCCGTAGATCTCCTTGGTCTGATGGAAGCTCTCCGTCAGGCCGAGGTTGGAGGGCGCGAACTGGGTCTTGTAGAGGTTGTCGTCGATCGCCTTGCGCGTCATCGCGTAGCCGAGACCGACTTCCAGGTGCTCCTGGTTGTAGATGAAACGCTCGCCGGCGCCGTTGTCGAAGGCAGTCTGGCCGCCTTCTGTCTTCAGCTGAGCGAGGCCCATGTACCGCATCTCGGCGGTGCGCTCGAGAGCCATCTTGCTCTCGTGCTTGGCATAGACCTTGTCGTACTGCGACGGGATCTGTTCGTACTTGCCCTCGACGCCGCGCAGGCCCGGCAGGAGCAGATCCTTGATCTGTGAGAGATTGACGGCCATGGCTGCTTCTCCCTAGGCGATGCCGACTGGGCCGGCACCGTTGGTGCGCTGCCACTCGTTGTTGAAGCCGACGATGACCTGGTTGTAGGCCGTGGTCGGATCGGCTCCTGGGGCTCCCGGCGGGAAGGTGCGGAGGTCGCGCACGATGAACGGGAACGTCGCCGTCGTGCCGAGCGAGTTGAGGAAGGCGCCGGAGCGGCCGGTGTTGACGTTGCCGGTGCCGATCGCGAACTGGGCATACTGGCCGATCGGGGAGGTGCCCCAGGCGCCGAGCGTGCCGCTGATGTTGAAGGTGGTGCCGTTGCCCATGACGACGAACTGGGCGTTGGGGTCGTCGATGATGTGGGCGCTGACATCACCGTTGGCGTTGGAGCCGGGCCAGTAGTTGGCCCACACCTTGCGCTTCTCGGAGACCGAGAGGTACTCGCAGCCATTGAAGATGCCGTCGATGCGGGTCGTGCCTGGCGCGCCCTGGGTGATGTACCCGGTCGCGGCGCCGATCACCGGCATCACCGGGTCGCCAGAAAAGATTGGGGTCGCGTTGCCCGCGGCTACCTTGCGAATGACTTCAGCGAAGGTCGGCACGCCACCCGAGCCGCCGTACCACTGCTGGAAGCCGTTTGGCGCATTGAAATTCGCCATGACGGAATGCTCCTTTCGGAAGCTCCATCATCGCGCGCCGGGGCGACTATAGGGGCCGGGAAACTTAGACGCTCCCACACCGGGGGGAGCACAAGCGGGTGCAATCTGCCCCCGATACGGGGGCCTTGTAAAGCCTTTACGTTTTCGGGCGGTCGGTCGGGATCTGCAGCGGCTCGTAGCTGCGCTTGATGTTGACCATGGAGTTGCCCTTGTTGTCGCGCTCGAAATGGCCAGCAGGTGCCTGGTTCATCTGCTTCTGCTTGATGTTGATCTGGTCGCGCGCACGCTGGTAGGCGTTGTTCTGGCGCACCTTCATGACCTGGGTCGGGATCTCCATCAGGATCAGCCCCTCGCGCTCGATCGCGAGATGCGTGCCGCCGACCGGCATGAACTCGGGGTGACGCTCGGCTGGCACCGGACGCCAGCCGTTGGTGGCGAGCGTGATGGCGTAGCTGCGGTCCTCGAACCCCATCACCGATTTCTTCTTCCACTCGTAGTGGAAGCCGTCAGGCGGGCCACCTTCCGGCATCGGGAACTTGTCGACGAAGTCACCGACCTGTTCATCGCGTGCCAGGATCTCGGCCGACAGCCGATCGGCGCGCTCGCGTGAGCTCTCCTCACGCTGCTCCGAGCGCATGTCCTGGCGCATATCGTCGGCCGGGATCTCCTGGCGGCGCTCCTCGACGGTGGGGATCGGCGCTGCCTCGGCGGCAGCTGCTTCAGGCAGATCGGCGCGAGGCGCGATGCGACGACGGCGGCGCGGCTGGTCATTCATGTGAAACTCCTAGTGCCGCGTGATGCGGCCTTCCTTGACCAAGGCGTCCTGGGCGTCGGCGTACTCCTGGTCGGTCTGGCCGGCGATCTTGGCCGCCTCGCGCTCCAGGGGCGACAGGGTGCGGATGCGACCGCCACCACCGCCACGCGGTGGCGCTGCCGGCGGCGGCGTGTCGCGCTGCTTGATGGCGGCTGCCGACAGCGCGCCGTTGTCTTCGGTGTCGGCACCGTTACGGGGCGGCGCCGTCGTGACCTCGAGCATGCGCTCGATGTCGCTGAAGTAGTCCGGCGTGTCGGCAATCTTGCCACGCGCCAGGGCGGCGTTGTGGGCGCCCACCAGGGCGTTCACGTTGGCCTCGCTCTGGGCCCACTCGGGATGGCTCCGCACCCAGGCGGCCGACAGCGGGCTGAGACCGTTGGCGATGCGATCGACGCGCTCCTTCATCGACAGCGAATTGAACGGCCGCGTGTCCTGGGCGGGCGCCGGCGGGTTCTCGATCTGGTGCTGGAGCTGCGCCTTGCCGTTCTCCAGGCTCAGGAGGCGGGCACCAACGTCGCTCATCTCCATCGTGATCTCGGCCACCGCATCGTGGTCGCCCTCGGCCGAGGCGTTGCGCAGACGATCGCGCAGGATGTCGCGGTTGGTCTTGATCTGGTCGATCGAGCTGTCGAGCACCTGCAGACGGTTGCGCTGGATCTCGTTGCCGGCGTTGCCCGCCGCCTGGGCGCTGCGATCGGCGCGGGTCTCGGCAGCGGAGGCCCGGCCCTCGGCCTCGAGGCGCGCGTTGCGCTCCTCCTCGAGCTTGGCCTTCAGTGTCTCGATGCTTTCATCTACCTGGTCGTTGTCAGCCATGATGATCACCACACGATGTCTGGATAAGGGATCTTCATGCGCACGGCGGTGTCGTTCATCATCCGGCACTTCGCCTTGTTCAGGCTGAGCTGCCAGGTGTCACCAGGGCGGGCAATGATCCAGTCTCCCACCTCGGGTCCACCGTTCGTGAACCACTTGCCGTCGGACGCAAAAGCTTGCGGCCCAACCTTGAGGATGAGCATGGCCTTGCCCTGGTACTCGTCTTCACGCTGGGCTGCAACGCCGGTGTAGACGCCGCCCTTGGTCTTCTCGGAGCGGACGTAGATCGCGACCAGTACCTGGTTGTTGTAGACCTCGACCTCGCTGAGATCCCCGACCTGTTTCAGCAGCTCCATCGCCGGGTCTTTGTCATGCTCCATCCGCATGGCAGTCATTGGTTAGCCCTTCTGGATATCTACCAGGGCCTGGCCGAGGAAATCCTTCGCCAATCGCAGCCCCGCTATGATGCCGCAATGGTACTTGTAGTCGGCGTGGCTCTGCAACTGCCCAGATGACAGCGTCGCGGTGCTGTCCGCGAGCGCCTGGTCGATCAGCATCTGCGTGCGCTGCTCGACCCGCTGGTCAAAGGACGACATCAGCTCCTGAAGCCTGGCGTGTGCTGGCCTTCCTTGTGGACCTTGCGCAGGCGGCCCAGGGCCGAACCTGCACCGGCATCCTTGCTCATGTAGCCGGTACGGCCACCGCGGGCGCGCGGCATGCCTGGGGGCATGTCAGGTGGCCCCCCAGGCGGGGGGCCCATGGGAGGACCACCTGGCGGCGGCCCAGGAGGGGGGCCGCCCATGCCCGGCGGCGGACCAGGCGGCATCGCCTGGGGCGGCGGCGGGGGCGGGCGCACCGGCGCCTGGGGCGGCGGTGTGTTGGGCTGCTGGCCGCCACCTGGGCTGCCGATGATGATGTTGATGTTGGTCTTGCCCTTGGTGCGACCTCCCTTGGCGCGTTTCTCGCGCAGGGTCTTCTGGTCTGCATCCTTCGGCCGGGTCGCGTCCTTGACGGTAGCCGCGATCTCGCGCTGCTTGTCGCTCAGCGGGACCATGCGCTCGCTGGCGCCGCCATTGGCACGCTCGACGCGGCCACCGGCACTGTCAGCCCCGCCGCCCTTCTTCAGGCCCTTGGTGAGCTTGCCCTCGTGCATCTGCTTGTCGTGTTTGTGGATCGCGGTCTTGATCTCGGCCTTGTCCTGTTTCTTGTCGTCGGCCTTGCCGCCCTTGCTGTGCAGCGTCACGCCGGCCGGGCGCATCGGCGGATCATCCGACTTCTCACGGGCGCGCTTGCTCGCCTCGTACTTCTCCATCGCGCCCTCGCGCGGCGGCAGGTACTCGACGCGCTTGGTGCGGATCTGCATCAGCGGATCGACCACGGGCTTCTTGTCGGCCTTGCCGCCCTTGGCCTTCTCGGCCCGGCCGCCCTTGTTCATCGAGCCGCCGCCGCACTTCTCGGCGCGGCCGCCGCCTTTGTAGCCACCCTCGTGGAAGCTGCCCTTGGCCTTCTTGTTCTCGTCGGGCACGTTGGTCATCGACAGCGCACCTCCGTTGGCGCGCGGCTCCTTGCCAGCGTTCACCGGGCCACGATCGCCCTGGACCCGTCCGCCGGCCTTGTAGATCCGCGCCCGCAGCGGCCTGGCGCCGGTTTTCTTGTCGGCATGGAGCGGCTCGCTGGGCGACCAGGAGCTGGCGTCGACCTTGGTCGGGGACTTGGCGTTGGCCATTTTATTGGCCTTCGCGCGCATCTCAGAGCGGGCTTTCTTCGCCATAGCTGACATGGGCTCTACCTCGCAGGCCTGGTGTAACGGGGTCTTATCACGCCTCGCCGCCCTCTGCATAGCGACCGGCGACGTCGATCACCCGGCGGATCTTGCGGTGGAAGTTCTCGCTGATGCGTTCGCCAACGCGGCCGCCGTCAGCGAAGCTGCGCTGACCCCTGCGGATGCTGGCCCGCATCGCCGGCGTCACATCGAGCTCGTGCAGGCTGTAGCTGTCGCCGCTCTTGCGGCGAAAGTGCTCGGCAAAGTGCTGCTCGCGCATCTCCGGCGTGAGGGCGCGCCAGTAGGTGTCCTGGGCGTCGGGGTCGACACCGAGCTCGTTCATGACCTCGGTGCCGCTGGCGCCCTCGGGTGGCTTCTTCAGCTTGAAGCCGCCCAGCTTCACCTCGGCCTTGGGGTCGTGCATGCGGGCGAGCTTCTCGAGCCGCTTGGGCACGATCTTGTCGTAGTAGCCGTTCATCCCCTCGCCGCCGACCTTGAGATCCATGCCGCTGTAGGTCTTGGTCTGGTCGGGCTCGGCCTCCTTCATCACCCGCTCGGCCAGCTCGTGGCCGATGACGCCGGGCAGATCCTTCGGCTGATGATTGCCGTAGTGAACCTGGTTCTCATTCTTGTCGAACGCCCAGATCTCATGGAAGTCGTTAAGGGCTCGTTTGTGCGCGACAATCCTGCTGATCTGTTTGCTGAGATCGTAGCGATCGGCCTGGTCCTTGCCTCGCGTGAACACGATCTTCTGGTAGTTACCCGCCGCCGCCTCGTGCAGCACGCGCTTCAGCGCCAGGTCGGTCCACTTCTCGGTGCTCTCGATGAAGGGCGCCCGCGGCGTGCCGTACTTGGCCTCGCGATTGCGATCGCTGTAGGCGCCACCGAAGCGATCGTCGGGGCTCTCCTTCAACGCCTTGGCATGGATGTCGTCCAGGCTCAGCGGTGCGAAGGCGTAGTGCCAGTCCTTCTGGCCCTTCATCCGGTGGCGCGTGTAGGGCGCATCGTCGGCCAGGCCGTTCTCCTTGCGCCAGGGCACGGCGTGGTCCTTGATGATGCCGGCACCGAGATCCTCCTCGGCCTGCTGCGGCGTTACATGCTCGTGCTCGATCTCGTCCTTCGTGAGCGGCGGCTTGCGGAAGCCCTTGTCGCGCCCTTCCTGGCCCCAGTCGCTCTGGATCTCCTCGACATGCAGGATCTTCTCGCCGTTGGGCCCGGTGCGATCGCTCATGCGCAGGTGGAACAGCGGGTTCCGCTGATCCCAGTGGCCCGACTTGTAACTGACGCTGTTCTCGTATGCCCTGAGTTCGTCAGTCGTCTCGGCAAGCTGATCGGTCGCCGCGGTGTGCTCCCTGGACGCCGCCACGAAGGCATCGTGCGAGGCGTCGGACTGCTCGTGCTTGTGTCGCGCTGCCGCGCGCACCTTGGCCTTCGCCGCCTCGGAGCGGCGCGCCATGGCGGCTGTCATCGCGTTCTTGAGCTCCTGCGTCGTCATGTCGTGCTCTATCGGCATGTGGGTTACCACCTCACGGTAGTTCTCGCCCTCCGGCAGCTGGTAGCCCTCGTACTTGGCCGGGCCGATGTTGCCGAAGTCGTTGACGCCGCGTGAGCGCATCGGCTCGGTGCTGCCGAGCGTCGTCTCCTCGAGCTTCGGCATGTTGTTCAGGAAGTGGTCGCGCACCTCCTTCTTGGTCACGAAGTCACGGCCGGCGAAGGCCTGGTCGTAGCCCGTCCACTTGAACTCGTCAGGCTTGACGCCGTGCTTGTTGATCAGCGTCGACTTGAACTGCGCCGGGCTCGCCTTCATCTGCGGCTGCTTCCACACCGCCTCGGCAGCATGACTGTAGAGCCCGATCGGGGAGAGCTCGCGCTGGTAGTCGTCGACCGGTGCAGGCGGCGGCACGGGCGTCGGGTCCGTTACGGCACCACCACTGGCGTAGGCGCGCTGGCCCTTGAGGATGCTGGCCTTCATCTTCGGTGTGAGATCGAGCGCGTGCAGCTTCGGCACTGCCTTGGCCTCGAGCTCGGCCATCTGCGCTCGAGCTTTCTTCTCGTCCTGTGTGACTGGCGTCACATATTCATCTTTCTCAATATCACGCACCCTGAGATTGCTCAGCACACCCCCGCGATTGGTGAACGACAGCGTGTACTTATCGTGGCCCTTCACCGGATGCGCGTGCAGCTTCACCTCGGCCGCGGGGTCGTGCTGCTTCGCCAGCTTCTCGAGCGCCCTGGGCACGATCTTGTCGTAGTAGCCCTTCATGCCTTCGCCGCCGACCTTGAGATCGTCGCCACCGAGAATGTGCGTTCCCGTGCTGGGCAGCTTATTGTCGGGATGCATCAGTTTTTCCGCGACTTCGCGGCCGACGTACTTGTGCAGATCCTCCGGCGTCACGTTGCCCTCGTTGATCGGCATGCCGCCCTTATGATCGTAGGCAACGAGGGCGTTGTTATCGGAAGAGTAGTGGATCTCTTTGACCTGTTTGCTGAGATCGTAACGCTTGGCCTGCTCCTCACCCGGCGTGAACACGATGCGATCGTAACCGCCCTTGGCGGCCTCGTGCAGCACGCGCTTGAGGCCGAGCTCGGTCCACTTGCCGGTGTTGTCGATGTAGGGCGCCGGCGGGACACCATTCTTCTCGGCCGGCGTGGTGAGCTCTGATGCGTAACGTTCTGCTTGCTCTCGATCGTAGTATGCCATCCGGCGCTGTCCGTTAACAAATACACCGAACGCCGGGCGCCCCTCGAAATTGATCTCACGGATTTCATGAGGCGGCGGTCTGTCAGCACCACTCGCGATACCATGGTCGCGCGCCGCCTGGCCCCAGTCGCTCTGCAGCTCCTCGACATGCAGCACCTTCAGCGGCTTGCGCACCTTCTTGAGCTCGAGGCCGGCGTGCAGCTTCGCCGGCAGGGTCGCCAGGTGTGCCCGCGCCTCCTCCTCGCTGTTGAAGGTCTTGGTCCGGTTACCCGACAGCTTGTTCTGCCAGGCGTACTTCACCACCATCGGCCCGGCACGATCGCTCATGCGGAGGTGCAACAGCGCGTTTTTCTCATCCCAGTGTGATGACTTGTAGCCCTCATGCGACGCATCAAACCGGCGCGTGATGTCAGCCAGGCGATCGCTCTCTTCCGGCGTCAGCGTCGCCTGTCGCTTCTGCAGCCTGTCTGCTTCGCTGAGCTCCTCTCGGGTCAGCCCCTTGTGGGGCATGTGCAGCACGACCTCGCGATAGTTCTGGCCACCCGGCAGCTGGTAGTCGCTGTATTTTACGCCGCCCTCTTCACCATCGTCGCCCATGCGATCGTAACGGCCCTCCTGGTACTGCTTCTCCTCGACCCCCGGCATGTTCTGCAGGAAGTGGTCGCGCACCTCGCGCTTGGTCACCATGTCGCGACCGGCGAAGGCGCGGTCATAGTTGCTCCACTTGAACTCGTCGGGCTTCACGTTGTGCTTGTTGATCAGCGTCGACTTGAACTGCGCCGGCGAGGCCTTCATCTGCGGCTGCTTCCACACCGCCTCGGCAGCGTGTGAGTAGAGGCCGAGCGGGTTGACCTGGCGCTGGTAGTCGTCGACTGGCGCTGCAGGCGCCGTCGGCTCCGGCGGCTGGTTGTGGCCCATAGGAGGTGGTGCCTGGACGGGGCCACCGTCGGCGCGCTTCTTCCAGGTGAGCTTCGGACTGATCGCTGACCTGGCATGCTGCGGATGGAAGAGGCGGTACTCCTTCTCCATCGCGGTGACATTGTTTCCGTTGTGGATGGCGCCGTCGTAGCCCGCCTTCACCGCCGCGCGCACGAACTTGGGATCGTCGAGCACCGGATAGGCGTCCAGATAAAGCTGGCGGTGGCCGTCGGGGTTTTTCTTCAGGAAGTCATCGACGCTGTCGTACTTGTTGTCGGCGTTGACATGCTCATGCCAGTTGCTGGTGTTCGTGACATGGTAGGCGTGCTTGCGCGCCAGGCGCCGTGCCTCGAGGCGGCCGAGCTTCTTCTCGATGTCGCCGAGCTCGACAAACGGATCGTCGGGGCTGTTGATCACCGGGTTCTCGATCTTGAGATAGGCCGGCGTCACCCTGGGCGCATCGATGTACTTGTTCCGGCTGTTGGGCTCGGTCGCGTAGGTGTTGGCGGCTTCCTTTGAGCCGAACGAGATCGAACCAGGCATTCTGGTGTGGAAGGTGGTGCTGTCGGGGTTCTCCTCGCCGTACTCGCCGCGGTAGACGACCAGCGGCTCGCCCTTCTCATCGACCACCTTGCTGTTGCCGAACCACTGGCGCGTCTCGTCGTCGATCGGCCCGCCCATCGCGCGGGCGACGCGACCGCCGGCGGCGCGGCCCGTTATGGTGCTCCTCACCTGGTCTGGGTCGAAGACGGTGTAGATGTCGGCGTCGCCCTTGCTCTTGTCACCGACGACATGGACGCCGTCGTGGCCCTGCTTCTTCATGTCGGCCACATCGTCGGCATCCCACTCGAAATGCCGGCCCGCCGTGGCCGCGTCGATGATGTGCGGGTTCTCCAGCCTCAGATGGACCGGATAGACAGAGCTCTCTCCAAACTTGCCGGCGAACGACGGGCTGTTGCTGAAGTAGGCGGGCGTGCGGAACTTGTGGATCGACTTCTTGTAGTTGGTGGCGTGGTAGACCGTGAGCGGCTTGCCCTTCTCGTCGACCACCTTGCTCTTGCCGAACCACTTGCGGTGCTCGTCGCTGCCGACACGGCCACCTGATGCGAAGCCGTACTTCGCGTGCTGCTCCTCGGCAGCACCGACCTCGTCGGCCCACTGCGGCGTGATCTTCTGCACCGGATTGTGGAGCTGGCGGATCTTGTCCCAGGTACCGCGGCCATAGGCGTCCGCCGAGAACGGATGGGCAATCACCGGCGCCTTCTTGCCGGTCGGCGTCATCATGCGCTCGAACACCGGGTCGGACATGACATGGTGGCTCTGCAGCGGCGCCGTATCACCCCAATAACTGCCAGCGATCGGCGCCGCGCCGCGGTAGGTGCCGTGCTTCAGGCGGGTCTCTTCAGCGATGCGATCGGGATCGAAGCGGACGATGCGCGGGCCGATCGTGTTGCCCGGTGTCTCGCGCAGCTCGGGCTCGGTGATGGCCACGCGCGTGATGCCGACATGGGGCATGCCGCGCCTGTGCCACTCCTTGTTGTCCATGTGCTTGATGATCGTGGCGCGGTGCTCACCACTCAGGCCGGCAGCAAATTTTGCCGCCTCCCGAGGGTTATCGAGGCCGGGCCACTTCTTCATGATGTCGATCGCCTTGGCGCGCTGCTCCTTCGAGTTTGCCTTGCTCTCGACGATCGGAACGTGTTCGCCCCTCTTCAGCGATCGATCGAACGCTGTCTTCGTCGTGGCACTCATGCCGCTGCCCGGCATCTGCGCCATCATGGTCTCGAACATGTGGACTGAGCTGTCGCCTGACGTCGCGCCCATTGGCGCGAAGGCGCCGTAGACCGGCCCGGTCTTGGCGGCCTCCCTGATCTTGTTCTGGAGCTTGGTGGTGGCCCCTGGCGCACTCTTCCACACCGCACCAGGGTTGAGCTCGCGCATGTAGTCCATGCCAGCGTCCAGGCGAACCGGCCAGGCGAGCTTCTTGCCGTTGATGTGGGTCAGCACGCCCTGCCGGGTGCGGTCGCCACCCAGGCCGATCAGCGTGCCACCCTTGCCCTCGGTGTAGAGATGCTGCCAGGGCCGTGTGATCTTGTCCTTGGGCACGACACCACGGATCGGCTTGATGGTTTCGGTGACGTCCTTGGGCGCGATCGCGTGCTGGATGCCGTAGTAGCGATTTTCATCAACGATGCGCGGGTTCGTCGTCACCCGGTAGGCGTTAACGATGCCCTTGGCCTTCTCGCGGCTCTCGGGACTGTCGCTGAACGGCGTATGGATCTTCTCGAGCGCCTGCATGACCGCCTGGGGGTCACGATCACGCAGCTTCTCGGCGTCGCGACCGAAGCCGGCCATCTCCATGGCCCTCAACAGGTGCTCCTGAAGCGGTATTTCGGGGCGCCCACCGCGTCCGCCGACAGCGCGGGCGATGCGACCGCCCCTCTTGGCCGTTCGCAGGGCGTCGATGACGTCCTGGTGGGTGGTTTTCTCGCCCTCGGCGGCGTCCCAGATCGCGTGGTGCGCCAGGTGCTGGTAGTGCGGCGCCAGATCCTTCGGCAGGCTGAGATCCATCGCGCTCTGGCGCCCCGCCAGGCGCTTCACGGCCTCCGTTGCGCCCTGGCCGGCCTGCCGGCGCAGGTACGGCGACGATGCCTTGCTCGGTTCACCGGTGTTGAGGATCAGCTGGCGCGCATCGAGCGTCGGCTGGTCACCGCGGCCGAGCTGGGCGGCGAGGAAACCGGCCTTGGCACTCCTGATGCCCTTGAGGCCGCGCATCTCGTCGCGCCATTCGCTGGGATCGCTCTGCCCCTTCATCGATCGGCGCACCAATTCGGAGACGCGCCCCTCCTGGCCAGGCAAATTCTTGGGTGCCCAGCGCAGCGCGTCGGGCATGTCCTTGTCGACCTTGCCGTAGGTCCGCAGTTTCTGCTGCGCGTCGTGGATTGCCTCCTCGTCGACCCGTCCGGCCTCGGCATTGTCGAGGTACTGCTGCCCCATCTTGGTGTGCAGCCAGTGTCCGAAGGCGCCCTCGGGCCGTACCCTGTCGTTGTCGTCGACCGATGGCGGCAACAGCAGACCCGCCTTGCGCAGGATCAGCGCCTTGCGTGCCGTGCGCTGGATCGAGAAGCGCGTCAGCGTGTAAGCCTTGACCAGATCACGAGGTGACAGGCCCTGCTCGGCGGCGCGACGCGCCGTCTCGTTCATGAACTCACCGAACTTCTCGACATGCGAGGGGATCTCGTCGAGCGAGAGCTCGTCGCGTACCTTCTTCAGCGACCGCCACTTCCAGTCACCGATCACCGGGCTCCTGGGGTCACGGTAGCTCATGTCGAGATGTCACCCAGGCTCTTGGTCGGGCCCTCGACGCCCTTGCTCGAGCGCCGGTCCTGCTCCTGCTGACGCTGCTGGATATCCTGGAAGGCCTCCTTGGCGATCGGCTCGACCAGGGCGGCACTCTCGGGATGGACGGCGATGTTCTGCGCCAGGTCGATCAGCTGCAGACGCGCGCCCATCAGGCGGTCCTCGTCCTTGCTGTCGAGATCCTTCTGCTTCATCGCGATGTCGCTGCGCGCCTTGATGGCGCCCAGGCCCTGCTCGTTGGTGCCGAGCTCCTTCTCCATCTGCAGCTTGGCCTGGCCGAGGCCGAGGTTGCCGTCGATCTTGCGCTGCTCGAGCTGGAGCTCGCCCTGCTTGATGCCCAGGTTCTGCTTCTTGATGTCGATCTCGGCCTTGTCGTTCTCCATCTCGGGCGTCGGCTTGCCGAGCGCCTCGGGCGGCGCCAGCAGCTGGTCGGGGTTGTAGCCGATGGTGCGCACGACGATGCGCTCGACGGCGATCGGGTCGTACATGCCCGGCGGCGCCGCGCCCTGGGCGCTCTTGAGGGCGACCACCTTGGCGATGCGCTGGGTCTGGCTGGCGGTGTTGGGGTCGGCCACTGGGACCAGGTTGCACTGGCCCAGGGCGCGCTCGAACGTCTCCTGGTCCCACGGGTAGGAGGGGGCGTCGTTGCACTCCCAGAAGCTCTCCGGGTGCTCCCTGAAGACGTCGAGGATGCAGGCGAACTCGAGCGACTGGGCGGCGTGCATCCGCTTGTGGACGCTGTTGATGATCTTCTGGGCCTGCTCGATCGTGGCCAGCGTCGTGCCCACCGGGGTGTTGCCCCTGGGCTCCTCGACGGGCTGCTCGCTGGTGCCGCCCAGGCGCATGCCGGTCTGCGCCATGTTGTCGACCAGCGTCATCAGCGGCGCCATCTGGGTGGTGTTGTAGGGCAGCGGCATCACCGCCTGGCCGATCGGCATGCCCTGGGTGTCGATGGGCGAGCCGCCCCCTGGCGGCACGCGCTTCACCAGCGTGTCCTGGCGACCGGCCTGCTTGGCGTAGAGAAACCCAGGGAAGTTGGCGAACATTCCATTGTCCAGCATCTCGCGCCACGCAGCAGTGATAGCGTTCGTGGTGTTGCCGAGGATGTGGAGAAGACCGATGCCATAGAAACCGAAACCAGGGACGAACAGGTAGGGCACGAATGTACGACGGCGCTCGGGAAGAGGTCCGACTGATTTCTTGTTGTAGTCGCGGCAGACCGAAAGGATCTGACGGGAGGATATATCGAGGGTGACACGGTACGGCACCTCCAGGCCCGATGGTTTGCCACGCCACTTGTGCTCGAAACCCTTGATGTCGAGCTCGCAGTAGGTCTCGTACATCGGGCGGTCGCGGTCCGCGGCGCGCAGGCTCGCCTGGCTGATGCCCTGCTGGTCCTTCTCGGCACGATCGATGGCGTTGAGGTCGGGCTCCTTGGCGTCACCGACATCGACGTCGCGATAGACGCCCAGGATCTGCATGCGCTTGAAGGTCGATCGCTTCATGGCGATGCGATGGGTGATGCGCGAGGCGGTCTGCAGCGACGTCGCCTCGTTGTTGACGATCAGATCCTTGGCCTCGACAGTCTCGCTGACCGGCCGGTTTCGGATCGGGCAGAAGTAGATCTTCTTGAAGCCCATGCCCTGGAAGCCGAGCTTCAGGAACATGCGATCGGTGTCAGGATAGTACTCGGTCGCCGTCGAGGTCAGGTAATGGTTGATGTCTTTCTGGAAGTGGTTGGCGAGCTCATCGAGGTCAGGGCTGGAGTTGTTGTCGTCGTCGCGGATCTTTACCGGGCCATCGACCGGGAGGAACTCCCCGTTGGCGTTCGCCTGGAACCGCAGAATGGCTTCCAGCAGCAGCGGGTGACGTACCCGGCTCATGCCCTCGACAGCAGCCCCGTCGCCCTGGGCGCCGCTTTCCGGTTTTTCAAGCTTGAGACCGAGAAGAGCCACGCTCTCTGCGACCATGTCGACCCACTCCTGGCGCGACAGGTCGTCCTCTTCGATGCCGCGGATGAGCTCGTCGCAGATCCGTGACAGCTCGTTGGGGTCGATGTCGTCGGCCAGGTTCTTGAACCAGCCCTCGTTGGCGGCGCGCTCGGCCGACTGCACCGGCTTGCCGTCCATCGAGATCGTGATCGAGCCGTCGGCGTGCTCGATCTTGATGACGTTGCCCTTGTCGTCGAGGATCGGCTGGTCGACGCCCTCGGGCGGGTCGTCGCTGGTGTTGACCTCGACCGGCTCGAGCTGCTTCTCGGGCTCGTCGCGGCTGTCGACCAGTCGCAGGTTGGGGTTCAGTCCAGGTGTCGCCAAGGGGCCCCCTAGTGGAGCTGGATCGCGGGCTCCGAAAATTCATCCTCGAACAGTCTGAGGCCTTGCTTGGCCGCGCCGTTGTCGTCAAGCGCCTTGACCAGGTACATCTTGCGCCTGGGCGGGCCGTTGCGCCAATCAGGACGTTCCTCGACGAACACATGCCACCAGGAGAGCGCACTGTCGCCGTCGTCGGAGGTACGACACCATTCGACGACACAGTGGCAGGCAACCTTAGCCTGGATAGAGCGGCGCGAGACGCTGTCTGGAGAGGGCATTGAGACCATCATCGAGGTCGGCCATGCGCTCGGCCGAGCGGGTCAACATACCGATGTCGCGGAGATGGCGCAAAGCCTGGCTCACCGTGTCGACGAAGTCGTCGTGCTCGGCGTTGGGGAAGGTACCGCACTGCGCGATCACCTCCTCGGCCCACGATCGATCGGGCGCGTAGACCGCGCCCTCCTCGAAGATGTTCTGCACCGAGTAGAGGCGGGCCACCTTGTCGACGCGACCAGGGTCGTTGAGCTGGATGCCGAAGCCCTCGTGCGCGAACAGGCGGCGCAGCTCCTGGGCGACGCTGATGCCCGACGCCTTGGCCTCGATCATCAGCTTGTCGACATGCAGCCCCGGCGCCTTGCGGCCGCACAGCCTGGCGACATGGTTGACCAGGTCGTGCAGCTCCATGCGGCCCGACCAGGCGTACATCAGCATGACGCGCTGGGTGGCCTCGCCAAACACGCGGTGGCTCTGGCCGAGGCCACCGTACTTGATGTCGCGGGCCACGACATCGCCCGAGAAGACGCCCCAGATGGTGAGCGCGCTCGGGTCGTTCATGTTGTCGGTCGTGTAGGCGGTGTCGAGGCTGGCCAGGATGAAGTCCATCGGCGGGTAGGCGGCGGGGCGCAGCGGCTGGCCGACGTTGTCCATCTCCTCGCCCTCGGGCGGCCACAGCACCCAGTGCTTGCGCTTGATGATGCCGCCGCCGGCCGGCTCGGGCCTCTGCTGGAGCTGCCCGGCGGTGCGCCAGGAGCCCAGGTTGCCCTTGATTATGGAAACTTCCTTGTGCCCGAAGCGTTCCGGCCACAGCAGCTCGCCCTCTTCGGTGCGCGGATCCTTCCAGCCGATCGATGTAACAAAACTGCGTCTACTCTCGTACTCCATCGGCAGGCAGAGGTGGGTCCAGTTGGGCCACTCGTCCTTGCGCATGATATGGCCCGAGAGATCGCTCTCGCCCAGGCGCTGCTGGATGACAATGAACGCGCCGGTCTTGGGATCGTTGAGGCGGGTCGACATGGTGCCATCCCACCAGTCCTCGTTGGTCGTCTCGATGACGGCATCCGACAGCACCTCCTTGGCGTTGTTGGGGTCGTCGATGATGATGATCTGGCCACCTTCGCCGGTCACACCGCCATCGACCGACGTCACCAGGCGCTCGCCGCCCGCGGTGTTGCCGAAGCGGATCTTCTGGTCGTTGTCGGGCGAGATCTTCACCCGATCGCCCCACAGGCGCTGGTACCAGGGCGACTTGATCAGGCGGCGGCACTTGATCGAGTCACGCACGCTGAGCTTGAAGGCGTAGGAGCCGCTCACGATCGGCACGCTCGGGCCCGAGGTCGGGCTGTCGACCGGCTGCAGCCACACCCAGGCCGGGAAGGCCACGCTGCAGATGCTCGACTTGGAGCACCTGGGCGGGATGTGGATCATCAGGCGCGAGATCTCGCCATCGACCACGGCCTCGAGATGGTCGGCCAGAGCATCGATCACCCAGCCGCGATTGAACGGCGCCGGATCGACGAACTGCCAGCCACGCTCGAGGAAGGTCGCGAGGCTCTCCTCGCACTCGAAACGATCGAACGCCTCGAGCTGCCCGGTCGCGTCGAGCTTGCGGCCGTTCCAGTCGATCAGCGTCGACATTACGCAGTGGCTTGCGGCGGATCCTCGACCGGAGCGGGCGGCGTCTCGGTTCCCTGCGCCGGATCGGGCTCGTCGTCGGGCTTGGGCTCGGGCGGATCGCCGCCCTGGCTCTGCAGCTGAAAGCCCTTCCTGAGATCGGCCAGGGTCACGCCCGGCGACACGGCGCCGAGCAACGGCTTGGTGTACTCGATCCAGCTGATCACCGTATCGAGGTCGTTGGCCGCCGAACTGTCGGGGTTGGCGTCGCGCAACAGCCCGACCTGGGCGCGCAGACGATGGAGAACAGGATCGATCGGGTGGTATGACATGACGAAGCCTCCTGGGCGCGTGCGTGTGGGGCCATCATACAGGAGGCCACCGAAATGGACAGGCCACCCTTCGATCCGATCAAGGCGAGCTTCTACCTGGTCGCCGGCATCCTCGCCGTGCAGTGTCTCGTCGTGCTGATCACCCTGGGCTGGTGCATGCGCGCACTCGACCCTGTTAATCTTCCCGACTTCAAATGCGATCGCGAGGGGTCGCTCAACCAGCTCCTGACCGGCGCCCTGGCGGCGGCGCTGGCCTTCGCCGGCGGCTTCCAACGAAAGGACAAGCCATGACCAACCCGATCCATTTCACGCTCGAAGAGTTCCTCCACAGCGACACTGCCAAGGCCAACGGCATCGAGAACACGCCGACCTGGGATGTCGTCGACAACCTCAGACGGCTGGGCGGCCTGATGGACCAGATCCGCGGCGGTGGTGGCGGCAATCCGGTCACCATCCTGTCGGGCTACCGCTGCCCCGAGGTCAACGCGCTGGTCGGCGGCGCCACCAACTCGGCGCACCTCTACGGGCTGGCGTGCGACTTCGTGATCCCGGCCTACGGCTCGCCGCGCGACATCTGCCTGGCGATCGAGCCGCACATGGCGTTCCTCCAGATCGACCAGCTGATCCTCGAGTTCGATGACTGGGTCCACCTCGGCCTGGCGGAAGTCGGCGCGAGCCCGCGCTGCCAGTGCCTGACGATCAACAACGCGGGAACCTGCGAGGGCTTCTAGACGACGCGCAGGATCGGCTTCCTGCCGCCCTTGACGCGCAACACGATCGAGCCGTCGCTGCGGTCCTGGACCGTGAGCGTGCCCTCGGCGGCGGCCTCGAGCTCCTTGCGCGTCATCACCAGCATGTTCATGACGCCGTACTGCTGCACCGCCACCGCCAGCAGCAGGCGCATGGTGTTGACGACGTCGTCCTGGTTCAGTCGCTTGGCCATCGCGCCCTCCAAAAAATAACGCCACCGACGGCGCCGGCCGTCGGTGGCGTTGCCGCGACGAGGCGGCACTGGAGACCGGGCCCGTGATGGCAGGCCCGGCCACCCCCTTCTAGGAACGCCGGACGACCGTGACCAGCGGCCAGGTGACCAGCGCGTTGGTGGTGAGGTAGGGCGGCGTGTTGTAGGTGGCGTAGGTCCACGCCGGGCCCGGCGACGGGGCATAGGCGAGCGGACCGGGGATATGCATGGCGCCGTTCGACGCACACAGGATGGCTCCGACGATGCAGCTCGTGAACATGTTCAGTCCTGTCTCGGCATGAAGCCGTAGGTGGTGGCCTGGTGCGGCTCGAGCATGGGAAGGATCTGGGTCGGGCCGGTGACGGTCTGGCCGGCGCCGATGAACGGGCCGCCGGTGCCGGGGTTGATGATGATGCCCGAGCCCACGGCGCTGGCGTTTGGATCGGTCGTGCCGTTGCCGGTGTAGACGTTGCCCTCGGGCGTCACGGTCTGCCAGTAGCCGCTCTGGCACAGCATGGTGCGGTTGAGCCCATTGGGCACATCCCAGCAGACGTCGGTGTTCTGCGCCCGCACGCTCGAGTGCAGCAGCGTCACGACGCTGGCGATGAGGAGCGCGATGATGAGGAACATCACCACGCCCAGGAGAAAATCAGAGATCGGTTTCGGCATCGACAGCTCCTGGGCCAGGCCGCCCCGTCCGTCCACCTCTGGGGGAGACATAAAACGGACGGGGCGGGGTGCGTGCGTTGGGATACCTGGGACGGTACACACGCACCCGTGGGTTTCTAGCTCTGGCAGTTGTCAACGATGCCCGCGCGCGGGTTGCAGCGAGGATAGACCTTGGCGGCCATCGGCGCCACGACCGGCACCGGCATGGGCGGCGGGACGGGCTGCTGCGCCGCCATCGGCGGCTGGCTGCCCTGGGGCTCGAACTGCGAGCGCCAGGCGCACTGCTGGCCGCGCGTCATCTTGACGGCGTTGTAGGTCGCGCGGTCGTTGCACATCAGCTCGAAGGCAACGTCGTGGCGCCCCGAATTGTGCACCAGGGCGATCTTCTGGCGGGTCGCGCACTCCTCGTCGACCCAGGTGCCGCCGGCCGCGGCGCCCCAGCCAATCACCGAAACGCCACCACTCGCACTAAGCGTGCAGGGGTTCCCTCCCGAAACCGATGGGCTGTAGACGGTGGGCGTCGTGCGCACCGTCACATCGCTGGTGGTGTGGCCCTGGTTCGTGTTGGTGTTGTTGGTGCCGCCGCTGACACGCTCGTTCGAGTTGAAGTTGGTCGTGTTGGTGGTGTTGGCGGGCACGCTGTTGGTCGTGCTCTGGTTGATGATCGCCGCCGCGCCGGATCCCGACTGCGAGGACGCGCCGGCTGCCGAGTTGGAGCCCGACTGCGAGTTCGCCGTCTGCGCGTCGCTTGGCGTCGCCGCCATCAGCATCGCCCAGGCGGCGCTGAAGGCGAAGCCGTAACTGAGGGTCTTCCTGAAATTGATCATGGTGATTGTGTTGCCTCTCGATTGAAGTCGCACGCCTTGAAACTGAGAAGGGTGGGAGGCCGATGCGTGCGCACCGACCTCCCTCTCCCGTCTATGGCTGGCCCTAAGACCTACCACCGCCGAGAGCCGCACTGGCTCCGATTAGGGAGCCAGCTTGATCACGAAGTAGCCGCCCTGCGCCTGGCCCAGCGACTGCGATCCGCCGATGGCGGTCGAGTTGTTGGTCGTGGCGGCGAGGCCGAGGGCACCGGAGATCGTGTTGGTGCCGCTGGACGAGGTGCTGGCGTTCTCCGCGATGGAGGTGTTGCTGCCCGCGCCCGTGGTGTTCTGGCCAGCCGACGAGCCGGTCGTGGTGGACGCGCCGTTGGTGGCGCCGCCGGCGATGCCGACCAGGAGCGCGCCGCTGTTCGACTGGCTGCCCGAGATCGTGCCGCCGCCGGAGACGGCCGAGGTCGTGCCCGCACCGATGGTGAGGCTCTGCGCTGCCGCGATACCGGCGAACGCAACGCTGGCGATACCGGCCAGCAACAGCATCTTGAGGTTCTTCATGAAGTAGCTCCCATTCATAGCCACGGGGACCAGGATCCTGGGCCCCGGCAAGGTGTCGTTATGACCCCAAAGCCGCGGGACGATGACAGAGCTCCGGGGAGCTGTAAAGTCACAAAACGATCACAGGAGAGATCAGAACGGTTCCAGACAGCCGTCGCCCCGCTAAGGAGGCACTAGGGCACCGTTTCAGGCGCGCCCGGCATAAGGGTGGACGAGCCTGACCGGGCCGGCGGCGGCGCGGCCCTGGTCAGTGATGCTGAACCAGTCGCCGTCCTGAACAATCCAGCCGAGCTGCACCATGTCGGGCGCGAAGTGGGCAACGTCCTCGGGAAAGCAGATGTAGCCGGTGCCGCCATGCATGCGATCGAGCTCGGAGGCGTGGTTGAACATCGCCAGCACCTCCCAGATCGTGGGGTCGGCCGAGCCGACGATCGGCAGCGAGGCCATGCTACGCCCTCCGGTCGGTGCCCTGGGGCCGGGCCTGGTTGAGGATGGTCAGGAACTGCTCGACGCGCCCCCGCACATCGGCCGCGGCGTGCTCGAGCCGCCCGTGCAGGGCCTCGTAGGTCGCGGCGCGCTCGCGCCAGTAGGTGACCTCGCCCTCGAGGTTGACGACGCGCACTTTCAGCTCGCTGTCGTCGGTCGCCTCGAGATAGAGCCGGGCGAGCTGCTCGCGCAGGTTGGCGATCACCGCATCGCCGGCGTCGCTGGGCGTGTAGCCGCGGCCGATCTCGAGGCTGCCGTCGGCCCTGAACGACAGGATGGTGCCGGTCTCGGTGGAGTGGAACGAGATCGCGGTGTCCCTGGGCTGGGCGATCGTGACGTCGCGGGGGATCTCGCCCTGGCTCACAGCACGCGCTCCGGCAAGAAGGCCAGAACCAGCGCCAGCAAGAGCAGAACGAAGAGGATCTGGAGCGCCATCATCAGACATCGACGCCCGCGGTGTGGTCGCGCTGCAGCCAGTGAAAGGCGAACATCGGCCAGAGCTGGCGGATGCCATCCTCCCAGGCAAAGGTCCGGCCCTTTTCGGGATCGAAGTTCTCGGCGCTCAGCGGCGCGCTCTTGCCGATGATAATGAAACCGGACTTCATCACGATGAAACATAGCGTCAGCCTGGTGAGAGGTTCGTGCGCCAGGATCTTCGACCGCTCGGCAATACACCGATCGCCGGTCGTGAACCAGAAGTGACCGATCTGGCTCTTGATGAAATCGAGCGTGATGCGCCTGGCCGTCGCGCCCTGGTTGCCGAGCTCCTCAGTCGCGTCGAGGGCCTTGCTTGATGGCTCCGTATTGTCGGTCACGTTCCGGTGCTCCTTCCAGGAAGTCGTAGAGTTGCTTGAGACTGGGCGTGTTGTCGAGGATGCGCTGCTCGACGGCGCGCGGCGCCAGGCTGTCGATCGGCGGCGTCGGCGAGGCGCGCAGCTCGGCCTTCTTCGGCCAGACGCTGAAGACCGGCTTGCGCCGCACGCCGCTCCTGATGTTCCTGGTCACGCCACCTGCTCCGGCAGGATGTACCAGTCGAGGCCCCACAGATCCTGCTGCGCCGGCGTCCAGGGCACGCGCCAACCGTAGTCGCTGGCGACGAAGGCATAGGGCTCGGTCATCTTGCTGTGGGCGTCGGGACGCTGCAGCTGGATCCAGCTGTGGCTCGTCCACTCGTAGCGGGCAACGCGCCTGCCCTGGCGCATCGCCTCCTGGGCCTGGCCAAAATTCATGGGTCGTACCTCTTCAGAAACATCGGCGTGTTGGGGCCCATCCAGGCGCCCAGGGTGTTGAAGCCGAGGAACTCCTCGGCGCCGTCGTAGTCCATGCCGTCGCGCTTCATCAGCACCTCGATGCACTTGTCGAGGTCGTAGCAGGCGATCGGCTCCTGGGTGTGCCTCTGCACCATGCCGATGAAGGCATCCTCGAAGCCGTCGGCCAGCAGCGCCTCCTCGTTGAAGGCGGATGCCCACTCGCGCAGGGTCTCCAGGTCACGCTTGTCCATCAGAACACCTACCACCCTTTATGGGGCCCCTACAACACCGTAATGGGGCCCCAGTTTCTCTACCACCCTTTTAGGGGCCCCTGGGGCCCCCGACCTCCTGTGTCGGTGCAGCTGATCTGAAGCCGTCACCGGGGGCGGCGCGCCGGCCGGCTTTCGGTCGTCTTCGACGACACTACCTGAGCGAGCCCTCACTCCGCTGGTGGCGCCACTACCAATGGCGCCTGCCGGATCTCCTCCACTACCACTAGCGCCCTGGCCACCAGGGCCAGGCCACGGCCCACGACCAGGGCGTGGGTCAGGCCCAGCGCCTCGACCGGCCGACCGCGGCGATGCAGCTCATCAGCCTGGCGGTGTGCGTCGTCGAGCACCTGCTCATAGCCCGCTAGATCTTGTGCCAGTGTTGTCGTCATCCACTAATCTCCTCGATCGCATCGATCGTATAATGTCTATTATGGAAAATCTAACCTGATACCAGGTTGAGCTATTACGGTGTCGTAATGGCCCAGGGCGAGTGTAGCCTATCGCTCGGCCTGGCGCCAGCGCATCAGGCCTCGAGCCAGGTCGCTGGCCACCACACGCGCATCGCGCTTGAGCTCGCGATAGCGTTCACCATCGAAGCCCAGCACAGGCATGCGGAAGTCGCTGTTGGCGAAGGCATGGAGCTCGTCGATCGCGGCCTGGAAGCGCGCGAGCACGAGCGTGTCCTGGGCGTCGTAGGCAGCGCGCAGCACGGGATCGTCGCGCTCGCCGTCACCCGGCCTCGTGATGATCTGCGGCATCGTCCTCGTCTCCCTTCTCGTCGTTGTCGATCGCCAGCAGCGCCTGCTTCAGCAGCTGGCGCTGGTGTGGGTTCATATCCCTGGGATTTAGGACCGTGTGAGCATGCAGGTGATTGATCTGGCCAGTGTGCTCGACACGATCAGGACCGAGCATCTGGATGAGCTTGGCGAGGTCCATCAAGGCTGCTCGCTTGTCGGTCAGCTTGAGCTTGGTGCGCATGCCAATGCGCGTGCCAGACGACGTCTTCATCTCCTCGGTGACGATCTCGGTCAGGCTCGCCATCTGATCCCTGGTGACACCGCTGAAATCCACCAGGGCCTCGTTGTCTTCAGTGAAGGCAATGAAGTCATCGAGGCTGCTGAAGGCCAGCAGTGCCATCTCCCTGATGATCTTCTGCGGATCGACATCATAGCGATCGAGCCTGGCTGCGATGCGCCTGTCGATCTCGCCTCTGATCCTGGGGTTGGCCAACCACTTCGCACCGACCGAGCTCGCAGTCTTCGGATTTGCGCCCGCGGCGATCGCCGAGTTGGTCACATGCCGTGTCTTGCAATACTCGAGAATGAACACCTGCTGACGGGCCGTGAACTCTTCGATCGGGAACGTGCGCGCCATGCATCATCTCCTAACGCTTCATCCGCAGCGGCCTGTCGATTTGCTCACGAGTGATCCACATACAGCTGTATTCCTGACCAGGAAAGTCACGTTCTGCCTCGATCAGCGCGAGCTCGCACAGCGTCACGTTCCTGGTCGCCTCACCATACATGAGACAGTCCAGGCGCAACCTGAAGTCACCCCCTCGACACACGAACGGCTGCCAGGCAACGCCCTGCTCGACACCTGCCGCCTCGATCGGCACGCCCATCACCATCATGATCGTGGCCAGCGTCATCGCCATCATGACTTGGCCTCCTCGTCGATCGGCGCGTTCCAGTACACCCGACAGCGGCCGGCCAGATCCTGGAGCTCGGCCTTGAGCTCGAGCAGCCTGATCACCGCATGCGGGATCGGCGTGTCGCCAACCAGCCACCTGTGAACCGTCGAGCGATCGACATCACACATCTTCGCCAGGTCGGCATTGAGCAGATCAAGCCGCACCAGCAGATGCGCCAGGTGCTGGTGGCTGGTGTCGAGCTTCTGGGGGAACGGTATGCCTGTCATCACATCAACCTAATATGCCTGGTGCATTTTGCAACATCTCACCGCAGACAACGCCGCGTGCGCCTGGGGTGCAAAGGTGCAATGGGGTGCGTTGTTTTCTACAGAACCCCTATAAAAGTCAGAGCACCCCACAAGCCAGTAATCTCATCCATCTATAGGACTTTTAGTAAATATCTTTGCACCTTTGCACCCTACTACTAATAAACTGTTGATATTAAACAAAACCTAGGGTGCAAAGCGGGGTGCATTGGTAGGGTGCATTGGTGCATTGGTCGGCTCACTCATCAGGCTCCTCCCTGCGCCGCACCAGGTGAAGCCCGGCCCGTTGCTGGGCCGTCAGCGGCGTCCGGTACTGTGGCACCCACCAGCCGCGCTTGCCCTTGATCGTGGCATAACGCGCCCAGCCCGTGCGCTCGAGCCTGGCGTTGAGATCCTGGCGGCTGACAAATGCGCGCCCCATCGGCGTGCCGTAATGCTCGAGCAGCTCCTTGGCCGTGGCGTGCACCCAGCTGTCGTCCGGCTCGGCAGCGCCCTGGCGCCGGTAGTCGAGGTCGCGGATGACGTCCTGCACATCGCTGTCGACCTGGTGCTCCTGGCTGACCGCGTTGTGCAGCTCGATCTCCTTGTCGGTCAGCCAGTACTGCTCGCCCTGGTCGGCCAGGATGGCGACCTGGACCCACAGCTGCTGCAGATCGACGTCGTGCTGCCAGTCGCAGCTCTCCACCGCCAGCGTCCAGAAGCGCCGCTCGCCCGAGGCGTCGACCAGGAAGCCGGCGGGGTTCACCGTCGCGACGTAGCCCGTGCACCTGGGCCGCTTCTCCTCGCCGCGGCCGTAGGCCGAGCGATAGACGTCGACCGTGGTGGTGAGGAAATTCTTGAGCGCCGCCGTGTCGCTCTTCCTGAACGAGGCCTCGACCTCACCGAGCTCGACGATCGGCGTCATCGTCGCCCGCCGCACCACATCGCGCTCGTTGTTGTTGCCCAGGTGCAGCGTGATGCCGCCCGTCACCCACTGCGGCGGCAGCAGCGCGTGCTGCACCCACTTCGACTTGCCGATGTCCTGCTTGCCCTGGAGGACGAGACAGTAGCCGACGTCGGTCGGCATCTCGCGGTCCCAGTTGGTCATCGCCACCATCGCCTGGATCAGCCAGCGCCGCACCACGATGTCGCGCCACCGCGACAGTGACGGGTCGCGCATCTTCAGGGTGGCCGCCAGGGCGCCGATGCGATCGACGCCGTCCCAGTCCCTGCTGTCGATCCAGTCGAGCACCGGATGATAGCGATGCCCATCGGCGTAGGCCGTCATGGCGTGGCGGATGCGATCCTGGGCGTCCATCCCGCACCGCTGGCAGGCGTGCACCAGCAGCGCCAGCATGTTCTCGGGCGCCTCCTCGCGATCGTACTCCTCGAGCGTCGCCTCGACCTCGTAGGTCATCACGTTGCGCCTGGCGTGCAGCCCGATCGCCCGCATCACCGCGTGCACCTTGGCGTCGCTCGTCGACTGCTTGAGCGCGATGTTGCCCTTCGCCGTCAGCGTCACGTTGGGCAGGATCTCCGGCCCCAGCGCCAGGTCGTCGATGTGGCGCGCCAGCCGCAGCGCCGGGCTGAGCTCGCCCAGGTAGGCGCCGGCCCCAGGTGGTGCCACGAAGCGCACGCTCTCCTGTCCAGCACGCTGCTCGCGATTTTCACCCGAGCTCCGTTCCAGTATGGCGCCCAGGCGCTGGCCGATCGCCGGGATGTCGATCGCGTCGGTGATGTCGAGCCGGGCCTCGGGATCCTGCTCGAGGATCCAGGCCTCGAGATCCCTGGTGCGCTTGTCGGCGCAATGGCCGTGCAGGCAGCTGAAGATCCCCGGCACCCCAGGATGGTAGTCTGTGCCGTGCTCGGGGTCGGTCGTGTGACCATCCTCCCAGGGACACACGATCGGATACCAGCCGCGGCCACCGCCGCCCTCGCGCACCATGCCGTGCTCGAGCAGCCACTCGAACTTGGGATCGACCTGACCCTCGGGCAGCTCGGGCAGCTCGTCCTGCAGCGGCGGCACGCCGGCCGGCAGCACATCGAAGCCGACGGCGATGCGCGCCAGGGTGAACAGCCGCTCGTCGTGGTGCTCGAGCACGCGGGCCACGAAGTTGCCGCGCTTGGTGTTGACGCTGCCAGGCACGCGCAGCAGCCGGTCGGCGCGCTTGGCGCCTTTATCGGTAAATCCGGCCTCGGCCAGGGCCTCGATCAGGGCATGGGCGTCGGCCGGCGCCACCGGCTCCTCCAGGACATAAAACCACTGCTCGTTGCCTGGGCTGGTCTCTATGCGGGTTGTAGGGGGCAGGGGAATTTTATCGGGGTGGATGCGGCTGTTGGGCGCCGTGCCGACGTCGTCGAGGCCGATCACCCAGGTGCGCAGCAGATCCGCGGCACCCTTCCTGACCCGCTGCTGGCGGGCGCCCGTGACGCGCACAGTGGATATGCAGAAGTAGAGCCGGCCAACCGGCTGCGCCTCGCGCCCCTCGCGCCAGCGCCGCGACCTGAAGTCGGGCTTGCCGTCCTCGAAGTCCTTGTCGCCGCCGATCGCCACCGCCTCGCCCGGATCGTCGGCATTGACACCGGGGAAAATGAACCCCAGAAACTCGTCTACATTCATTGTTGTCGTCCTTCAAAATGCACAATGGGTGGGGTCGTAGCGCGTAAGCCCTTCCCGGCAGATGCGTGAAAGCTCAAGCTTCTGTGGCAGGAAGCACTCTCGGAGGCCCCGTCGTTGATCGCGTCGGGGCCTCTCTCGTCTACGCCCGACTCATCGGCACGCGCAACAGCTCAGTCGAAGCCCACCGGCCCGCTCAGTCCACAGTGCCCTGGGCGATCGCCTGGCGCGAAAACCTTGAACCAGAAATCACGCAGGCCGTCCCAGGTGAACGTCGCATCGACACCAGGCGGCAGGATGGCCGGCACGACACGGCGCAGCGTGCCGGTGACCGGATCGCGCACCCACACCTTGGGCGAGCTCGCCAGCGGCGAGACGCGCAGCAGCGTGTCGTCGCCATCCCAGCGCCACTGCGAGCACTGGTGGCCGATGCAGGTGCCGACCTCGACCTGGGGCGAGCCGATCGGCCCCGGCGTGTAGGCGTTGGAGCCGCCCACCGTCTCGACGATCGCCGGCGGCCCAGGCGCATCGAAGCTCAGCGTCGTGCGCCGATGCGGGCACCACTGCAGCTTGCGGTCGCTCTCCTTCATGGCAGCAGCGCGCCCTGGACGCCGTCGGTCGCGAGCTCGGGCGGCTTGTCACCGATCGGCTCGTCGTGCGTGAAGTCGATGACCTTGTGGCCGCCCCGCTTCCACACCTTGGCCTTGTCCTCGTCCATCGTCAGCTCGGCCATCGTGCCGTCGGCCGTGCAGATCCCCCAGGCGCGCCAGCGCCTGTAGTAGGGCCCGTCCTGGTTGGGTGGTGAGTAGAGTATCGGCTTCTGTCGCATGTGACCTCCGAGGCTCGAGAGAGGCGGCGGCGCGCCCACAGGAGAGCAAGCGCGCCGCCGGTCCAGCCCGCTGCTACGCAACAACCACGGAGCGCGGAGCAGGCTGGACAGTCTCTGCCAGATCAGCCGCGGCTGACCAGAGCTTCTTGTTGAAGTCGATGTCGACCGCCAGGCTCTTGATGCCCTGGACCGCGCGCCAGGCACCCTTGGCGCTGCGGCCCTGGGCGCCACCGCGCGTCATGTTCTCCTGGGCGCGGTTGAAGACGCTCCACAGGTCGGCACCGTTGTCGAGCGCACGCCGGCTCCACAGCACATGCTGCTCGGGTACCTCGATCGTGGTGCCGCGAAGCTCGAGCGCCTTCATCGCGAAGGCGCGCGTCTGGTCGGGGCTGAGCTCGATCTTCTGCCACCGCTTGGCCACTTCGACCACGCGCGCGAACTGGCTGGTGATCGACTGCACCGCGCCCAGGAAGTTGCCGGTCAGCTCGCGACCCGTGTGGCGCACGCTGAAGCGCATGTCGCTGTCCATCACCGTCATGCCGTTCAGGCACACCAGGCGCTTGAGCCCGGCCGACATGTCGGCGCCGCTCGTGCGATCGTGGCTGTTCCTGAACAGGGCCTGCGGCACGATCATGCCGAGCTCCTTGGTCTGGTTGGCCCAGTCGACGCCGGCCTTCTCGAAGCGGATCTCGTGCATCGCGTACTCGCGGCCGTCGGGAGCCTTCTTGACGCCCTGGCGGACCTCGACCGGCTGGAAGCCGAGCGAGCGCATCGAGCGCACGACATGGTAGGAGGGCAGGTAGGCGTAGCGGTCGCTCACCTTGCTCGAGGCGTGCGTGGCAAACACCGAGGGGGCGGCTTGTCTGATCTGGTCGTCTGTCAATCCATCGAAAGGCATGGTCGTCTCCTTGTGGCAGGTTAAGAGTTGTCGTCGTTGTCGGGGTCGTCGTCTTCATCGTTGCAGGGCGGCATCTCGATCTCCTCGATCACCGTGCCGTCCGCTTCGGTGATGATGACATGACGCCCGAGGTCCACGCGCTGGAACTCGAGCCGCCAATTCTCCAGCCACGCCAGGGCGGCTGCGCGATCGTCGAACGTCTCCTCGACGACGCGGATCGGGTCGGCCTCGTCGAACGAGACGACGTAGTCGACGCAGCGCCCGGCGATCATCGTGCCACCTCGAACTTGACCGGCATATCAGCCACCTTGTGGGGGCCGATGCGACGCGCCATCAGCACGGCGCCGTAGCCCTGGAGGTACATCCGCGCCATGCGGCCCTCGGGCGAGTTGCCGTGCTTCTCGAGCTCGGCGCCCTGCTTGGCGATGAAGCCGGCGATCTCGTTGTCGTCGAGCTTGGTGCCCATCAGGTAGGCGTTGGCGTAGGCCATCACCTCCATGTGCTTGAGCTCGGGTGCCGACACCAGGTCGGCCTGCTCGTGCGTCTCGGCGTGCGAGGCGCCGTCGTCGTAGCCGATGCAATCGTCGACCAGCAGCTTGTCGTTGAGGTAGACCGCGACGGTGGTGTCGAGCGTGCCGGGGGTGCGACGGCCACGCAGCTCGTAGACACCCTTGCGGCCGTTGACGGCCAGGTAGGAGGTGCGGTCAGAGAAGGTGGTGAGCGTCCAGATCAGATTGTGCGTTGTCATTTTCATCTCCGTGGTTGGTACCGCCGAAGCCCCGCATCAGCTTCTCGGGGCTGAGCGGGGCGAGGGGGATGCGAGGATCTCAGAACGGGATGTCGAGGGCCGGCGCGTCGACCTGGGCATGGATCTGGGCGCGATGATCGAACGGCGAGGCACCGACCGGCACCACCACCGTGTAGACGTCGTCGCCGCGATCGAGCATGCGGGCGACGGCCAGGGCGCCGTACTGCGTCAGGAAGGCGTAGGGATGAACGTGAGCCGAGAAGCCGCTGACCGCGTCGCGGCCGTCGAAGGAAGGAACGATTGAGTAGACGTTGTACATGAGGGTCTCCGTGGTTGGTCCGACTGTAATGGCACCGTAACGGCACCGTGTCAACAGCCCTGGATCAACAATCGTCCTGGGGATAGAAACAGCCCTCGCCGCGTACCCCGTAGAACAGGAGGTCCGTCCCATGATCGGTTGCTTGCTTCTCGCGTTCGCGCTCTGCGCCCCGCCCGGCTACGCTGGCCCGGCCTATGGCTACGGCCAGGGCTATGCCTATTCCCAGGGCTACAGCCAGGCCTACAGCCAGGCCTACGTCGTCCAGGCGCCCCCGCCCCAGGTGGTCTACGTCCAGGCCCAGCCGGTCTACTACGCCCCGCCGATCGCCTATCCAGGCATCAACGTGAACCTGGGCGGCTGGAACCGGAGCACCTGGGGTGGCCAGGGCTACTACCGCGGCCGCCACTAGCCCCAGGCGACCCACAGCAGCCCCAGGGCGGCCAGGAGCGGCGGACCCAGCCACGCCAGCAGCAGGACGGCCCAGGCCATCCAGAGGGGCGGAAACAGGCCCCGGCGGCCGCCTCCAGGCGGCTCCCAGTCCTGCCACAGGATCATGTTCTCGGTCTCGGCCACCTTGACCTGGTAGTCGCCGTCCAGGGGCCGCTGCCGGCGCATGTCAGCGCGTCAGCATGGCCAGGGCGAAGGCGCCACCCGAAAGAATGGCCACGGCTGAAATGGCCAGGATCATCTCGAGCAGGATCCTGCCGGGGCTCTTGCCCGGCCCGTCGATCGGCTGAACGATCGCCCCCGTCGCGATCATCATCTTCCAGGGCGTGTCGCTGTCTTTCATAGCTCGATCCTTTCCGCTCGGTTGAGCTCGTCGCAGGCGCGCTGCAGGGCCTCGTCCTGCCACTCCTCCCACGGCATCATCTCGTCGTTGAACGTGCGGATCCAGGTCGTGCCGCAGAAGAGGTGCCGCTTGTTGCGGTCCTCGCCGTGCGGGAACGACAGCAGGCTCGTGGTGAGGTACCAGCCGCGTCCGAGAAGATAGCCGCTGATGGTCATGTCACGAGCCTCTGCAGGATGCCCTGGAGCAGGGCGAGCTTGATCGTCACCGCGTCGACCGCCCTGGGGTCGAACGCCTCCGGGTGGTCGAGGACGAGACCGGACATCGTGATCTCGGCCTCGACCGCCTGGGTGAGGAAGTCGGCCTCGAGCTCGGTGAGCTCGAGCGTCACCCCGACACCCCGAAGAAGTCATGCGGGTTGGGCGCGCAGGCGACCGGCCCAACATCCTCGTGCCAGGTGTACGACACCGGGTCGTCGCACTCCACGACGCGCGTCTCGCGCACCAGGGTCCAGCGCCGCGCCAGGTCGCGGACGTAGGCCTCGGCGTTCGCCCTGGTATCGAAGCGCAGCAGGTTGGCGGCCCAGGTGCCGCTGCTGTCGGCAATCACTTCAGCTTTGAAAGACGTCACGGTCGTGCTCCTCTGTTGATTGGCGGTCGATGCTGGAATTGTCTGAGTTGCGTCACGGCATTGGCGAAGCCGCAGGCCGGTCGGAGATTGGATCCGGTGATCACCGTCATCCCGCCTGGCGCCAGCCACTTCAGGTGACCGCGCCTCGTCTTGCCGGCGAACTGGTAGCCGAGATCCTCTGCTATTCGACCGATGTCCCTCGCGTGCTGCTTTCGACTGACCATGCTGGCTCCGTTGCGGCTGGTGGCGGTCGCACTGACCGCGGGCGTAGAGCGCGCATGTCCACCAGCCAGGGCAGGCGCACGGTCTCATCAGTGACATCCAGGACGCGCCGACATCTGTTCGAAGATGTCGTCGTAGATCAGCTGCAGCTCGGCCTTGACGAGCTCGAGCCTGGCCAGGCGCTGGCGGTGCTCGTGCATCGCCACCGAGCTGGCGCTGTCGTTGATCGTGTAGTAGTCGCGACCATGCACAGAGATCTCGCGGATCGCAGCGATCGCTATCTCGAGCACGGTGATGGCGGCGCCGTACTGCTCGGCCAGGTCGCGGCCGTCGGTGCCATTGAGGTGGATCCGGGGGAACTGGGTCATCGCGCGGCCCTCCGCGCGATGATGCCCCAGGCGGCCATGCTGATCTTGGCCTTGGTGCCGTCGAGGCTGCACAGCTTGCACCACTTGCGGCCCTCGCGGACCCACACCAGGCGCTGCCCGCTGCCGATCGGCGCCGCCTCGTCCAGGAGGAAGACGTTGACGAGCTCGGCCGTCGCCCAGGTCTCGCCCTCGGGGCGATGGATGGGGCGCTTGCGCCACCGCTTGCGCCTGGGCGCCGTGTTGGCGATCAGCAGCTGCACCGGCTGGCCGGTGCGCTCGCGGCGCAGGAAGTCGGGGATGTCGAGCGTGTCCATCACCACACCCCCAGCGTCTCGAGGACGTTGCGATCGCGATCGAGCTTGCGCAGCTCGGGATGCGCGTCGCAGTACGTCTTGACCTCCTCGAAGATCGCCTTCTCTTCGACCGAGGCCATCATCATCATCATGATGCTGACCTTGTACGGGTTGATGCTGAGCATCGCGCCGTGCCAGGCCGCGTTGGCCTTGGGATCCTTGGCGTAGCTCGGCGCCTTGGCCAGGAAGTGGCCGACCCGCTTGCCGCGGCTGATCAGGCACATGTTGAAGGCCTTGCGGGCCTCGAGAGATAGCGTTGCTGTCATTTCAGTCTCCGTGGTTGGTGGGGTGAGAGTGGGGCCCCTACGGCCCCACTGTCAACTGTTGATTTCAGAACGCGACCCGCTCGAACTTGAGGCCGGGGCGGTTGATGCGGCCGGCGCACACCGGACCGATGCCGGCATCGACGCTGTCCTGGTTCTCGAGGTGGCGGCCGCACACCGAGCACGAGCTCGTGACCTGGGCGTAGGCGATCGCCGCTGCCATCGGGTCGGCTGCGATCAGCAGGATGCGGGCGATCACCGCCGGGTTGACGTCGCGGCCAGGGCGGAAGGCGCCCTGGTTGATGCGGCCGTACTTGGCGGTGCCGTAGCCGCCCTCCGAGATCCAGATCAGGGTCGGGTCGTTGCGGTCGACCTGGAAGTGGATGCCCTCGAAGCGCAGCGTGAAACGCTTCAGGCCGGCTTCCTGGGCGCGCTGGAAGGCATCGACGATCCTGGAGACGTCCATGGCCGGCGCGGCCGGGGCGGCCACCACAGGGGCCTGGATGGCCTTCTGGGCGCGGTCCTGGGCCCAGGCGGCGTCACGGGCCATGCCGCGATCGACCACGCCCTGGCGGCCCTCGGAGAGGATCCGACCGGCCTCGAGGGCCTCCAGGCAGCTGCGCAGGATGTCAGCGAAGGTCGCCGGCAGCTTGTCGCCGCGGGCCAGGGTCTTGCGGATCCAGGCGATCTGCGGGGCGGCCTCCTCGCGGATGGCGGCCTTCTGCTCCTGGCGGCGCTCCTTGGCGCGCTCGAGCTGGGCCGGGGCGGTCTTGCGCTCGAGGGCGCCCTTGCCCTTGCAGCTGAAGCAGGGGCCGCAGTCGCGGCCGCTGTAGCTGATGAAGCGGCCGGTGCCGCGGCACTTGGTGCAGGCGATCCTGAAGGCCTTGGCGGCCGGCACCAGGCCGGTGCCCTGGGCGCGGATGCGGGCGAAGGCCTCGTCCTGGGGGAGGCTCTTGGGGGTCTCGGATATCTCGCCGCCGAAGAGATCAGAGAGGTCGTCGCCGTTGTTGAAGTCGATCGGTTGCTTGGTCATTTCAGTCTCCGTGGTTGGAGAAATGATAATGGGGCCATTAAGGCCCCATCGTCAACCCCTCCCTGGGGATTATTTTCAGCCGCGGACGGCCTTGAGGCCGAAGCCCGAGAAGGCCTCGAGCATCTCGTCGGTCACCTTGGGCGCCGACAGGTTGGTCACCGGGAAGATGCCCAGGACGACGGCGCTGTGGTCCCAGTCGTAGTTGCCGGCGGCGGCGTTGCGGGCCGCCTGCTCGCTGCCGTGCCAGGTCACCGCGAAGCCGCGGTCCTTGGCCCACCGGCCCTGGACGCCGCCGTAGGTCTTGCAGCCCTTGGCGGTGTGGTTCTGGAAGGCCTCCAGGGCGCGCGGGCAGCTGCGCACGACAGCGTGGGTGTAGGCCCTGGTGGCCTTGCGGGTGAACTCGCCGTGCGGGGTCGAGATCTTCAGGTTGAAGGTCATGTCAGGCTCCGATCTTCTTGAGGGCGCCGCGCAGCTCGTCGGCGGCGTTGCTGACGTCGAGCAGCTTCTGGATGCGGGCGAACTCGGCACCCATGCCGTGCGCCCGGTCGGCCTGCTCGTTGTAGTGCTGGCTGGCCTTGAACAGGCCGAAGGTGATGAGGGCCAGGTCGTCCTTGCTGACTTCGATGGTGATCTTGTCGGTCATTTCAGTCTCCGTGGTTGGTGAAATGATAATGGGGCCGTTACGGCCCCACTGTCAACACCCCCTTGGGGATTATTTTCAGCCCTACGCACCTGCCCTGGTCGCGGCGTCGATCGCCACGATCCGTGTCTCGATGACACGCCAGCGGCCCTTCAGCTTGCGTGCCTCGCGCATCGCGTCGGCACGGCTCTCGTAGGTCGAGTAGGACGTCACGACGTCCCACTTCTCGGTCCGCGGATCCTGGAAGATCTGCTGCAGCTCAAACACGCTCCCGCTCATTGGTCAGTCCTCGTTGGGGTTGGTTGTGATCATGCGCTCGACGATGCGGCCGGCGAGGCCCTTGAAGGGCGCCGCGTAGATGCTGCGGAAGCGATCGTCGCGGGCGATGAAGTCGTTGCCGCTCTTGCGTCGGTAGACCTCACCGATCAGCTGCCCGTCGGCGTAGACGAAGCGGCTGGTGCTGTGGTGGAGGCCGAAGTGGCCGATGCGGGAGCCGAAGGTGATGTTCATGGCTCAATCCTCGTTGGGGTCGGTTTCGATCATGCCGACGCCGATCGGCAGCTTCAGCTTCCTGGCGTTGCGCCGGAACCACGCCTGGGCGGCGCGCTCGGCTTCCGGGTAGGTGGCGAAGGCGCGCAGGCTGCCGTCGGGGAATGCGACCATCCAGTCGCCGTCCAGCTTGCAGATGTGTGAGCGGCCCTGGTTGGGGATCATGGCTCAGCCTCCCGTGATCGCGGCGAACAGGGCCCGCCGGTCGCGTTCCGCCTTGGAGAAGGCGATCTGAACGTGGAGGCTGGGCTTGCGCACGGCGTGCCACCTGGGGCCGAAGGTGGCCTGGTAGCGGCCACCGATCTGGCGGCGGATGATCTTGGTGTAGCCTGCGACCAGGCGCTGGACGCCCGCGACCATGAGGCGGTCGGAGACGACCCGGCCGGCACCGAAGCCGATCATGTCGCCCGGCAGGGTGACGCGGCTGGCACGGTACTGGGTGCCCTTGTGGGTGATCTCGATGTTCATGTTCAGCCCTCGACCAGAGACCGGGCATAGCCCGTGATGATGGCGACGTTCGCGAGCCGCACCCGCACCCGATGCTCGATCTCGACCAGCAGCTTCTTCTGCACCCAGCCACTGACGTTGACCCGCGGCAGCCAGGTGCCCTCGACAGGCACGAAACTCAGGTTCTTCCGGTACTCCCGGCCCTGGAAGTGGTCGCTGTGCTCCCGGATCTCTCCGATCAGCAGGCCGTTCATGTAGACGTACCGCTTGGGGCCGAGCGCCCGGTCGTTGATCTTGGTGGTGAGGTTCAGCATTGGTGTCTCCGTGGTTGGTCCGAAGATAATGATGCATTAACGGCACCAGTGTCAACAGCCCCGGCAAACTAATTCACATGAATTTTACTGCCCGCCCCACGGCCCGAAAGTGACCGATCCTGGATGCCCCCGTGCAAGCCTGGATAACAGTGGACACTGGGGAGAATTAGCTTTCCTAATGTCCCGCGAGCAACTTAGTGGAGGCGTATTGACACACTGTCCCACGAGGGCAGATGCTTCCTGTCCCGCGAATATCGCGCGGGGTAACGAGGAGAACAGCAATGCCTGCCAGGAACAGCACCCAGCGTCAGCGTCCGCGTCATGTTTTCGAGACCGAGATGGACTATCACGACGGCAGCGGGGCGGTGAAGGTCAAGCACCGGGCCAAGGTCGTCCACGCCCGCAGGGCGGTCAATCTGATCCTCACCGTTGCCGATATCGAGGAGTCACTGGCCCTTAACGGCACCGGTAACTCGATGCTCTGCGCGATGAGCCAGAGCTGCAAGCGCCAGAAGAACCAGTTCCCGCACCCCTTCCTGGGGCCGATCGACTGGCTCTACAAGACCACCTTCGTGGCCACTGCCAAGGATGGCGACGGCAGGATCACCAAGTGCGTGAAGTACGAACACCGCGACGACATCGCCAAGCTGTTCGACAAGCCGGCCGGTCTGCGCAAGCTGATCGCGCGGGCCCAGGCGAACGACGGCAAGATCGCGGTCAGGCTGATGCCGCCGCGCAACCGTGCCGGCGAGAGCCGCCAGGGCGGCAACGTCCGCAACCCGACCGGCGCCCGCACGCGGCCGACCGACCTGGGCCGGGCCAGCAATCGCCGCTTTGCCGAGGTGCTGGCCGGTCGTGGGGTGTCGCTGCGGCCGGTGATCGAGGCTGCAGCCTAGGCCCTGGGGGCGGCCCTGTGGACTACCTCCGCAGGGCCGCCCACAGCCCGTCCTGGGTGCGGTTCTTCGACCAGGCCATGTTGATGACCGCCTGGTCGACCGTCTGCCTGGCGGCGAGCTCGTAGCTGTAGACCAGGTCGCTCGCCTGGCCGCGGCGCTGCAGCCGGCCGATCGTCTGGTCGTAGAGCTCGAGGTCGTCCGGCGTCTGCCACCAGATGATGCTGTTGCCGCCTCCCTGGAGGTTGAGGCCGTGCCCGGCCGAGGCCGGATGGATCCCCATCACCGGCAGCCGGCCGGCGTTCCAGTCCGCGATCGTGGCCTCGTCGTTGGTGCTGCTGCCGCCGATGAAGGGCAGCCCAGGCCACCGCCGCAGCATCATGGCGAGCTGCTCGCGGAACTCGTAGGCGATCAGGGTCGGCCGTCCGTTCTGCTCTTCCAGAATTTCCTCGATTGCCTCGAGGCGATAGCCATCAAGACCCACAGGGTCACCAGCATTATCGTAAACGAAACCGCTGGCCATCTGTCGAAGCTTGCCGCGCAGCACGCCGTTGTTGCCGGCGATGATGTCGTGGTCAGACAAGACGCTGGTCCGCCGAAAATCGTCGTACTGCTGGCGCAGAGCGGCGGGGAGATCGAGCTCGATGGGAGGCCTGACGATCGTGGGTAGCTCAACGGCGTCGTCCTCCAGCACATAGGTCCAGGGCTTGATGATGTCGGCCAGCTCGGCGGGCGTGTCCTTGAAGGCGCACCAGCGGTGCTGCTCGTAGTCTTCCGGGTAGAAGTACTGGCGCAACCACTTGTCGTAGTTCCGGCCGAACATGTTGAGGCCGACGGTCGCCGCCATGCCGTAGAGGCTGGTCAGCCCGTTGGGCGCCGGCGTGCCGGTGCCGCCGCTCTTGATGCCGAAGCCCCTGGTGAGGTCGCGCATCTCCTTCTGGCGCTTGCCGGTGCCGTTGCGCCAGCGGCTGAGCTCGTCGAACACGATCGCGTCGCAGCCGTGCGTGCCGTCCGCGACGATCTTGCAGGCCATCTCGACGTTCACGACCAGGATGTCGGTCTGCGCCTGGACGGCATCGCGCTGGCGCCTGGCCGTCATCTCGCCGGTGCAGAGGACCATCGACAGCGGGATGCTCCACTTGTCGCGCTCCTGGCGCCACACGTTGTTGACGACGCGCAGCGGCGCCACGACCATGACGCGCCTGGCCGCCTTGCTCTCGAGCCAGTCCTGCATCGCCATCAGGTAGGCCAGCGTCTTGCCGGTCCCCATCCTGGCGAACAGCATCGAGTGATCGCGCTCGAACACGAACTGGCTGGCGTCGACCTGGTAGTTGGCGGGCTTCATTCGGGCTTCCTGAACTTGATGACCTCGGCGCTGGCCGGGAACCGCTTGCGGAACCGGACCATAGCCTCGTGGTGCTGGCGCAGCGCGTCGCGTTGCGCCCACAGCTCCATGTCGATCGCGAGCTGACGCGCGCGGGCGACCTCGCCCAGGTCACCGTCGGGCGCGTGGCCCTTGGCGATCGCGAGCTCGCGTCGGCGCGCCCACTGGCGGATCAGGCTGGGCGCCAGCGGGTCGCTGGCGCGCAGCACGAAGGTTGGCTCGACGAGCTCGAGCTTGGACATGGTCACCCCCGCTTGCGGCAGATGGCACAGAACTGCGTGTACGACGCCACCTCCCAGGCCGGGATCCCCATCGCCGTGAGGTAGGTCTGCCAGTGCAGCTGCATGGCCGACTTGCGTCCGGTGCCCTTCGGATGTTTGAACTCGAGAAAGGCTGCGAACCTGGGCAGGATCAGCAGACGATCGTGGAAGCCGCGCGTTCCCGGCGTCCTGATCTTGAGAAGGCGGCCTCCCTGGGCCTCGGCGTAGGTCCGACATTTCTTTTCAAGGTCACGTTCCAGGGCCATAATGGGCTCTCCACAGTGGTGGGACTATAGTGGTGTGTAATTGACACCACTATCGTGGTCAAGTATGACTGCCCGCCACGCTACCCCGAACCTAGAATGAGGAGACCTCCAGATGGCCGCCAGGATGCCAAAAAACAAGAACACAGTCAGGGCGCATGTTCAGATGCCGCCGGCCTGGAAGAGGCTGATCGATCGTGCTGCGCGCGAGCTCAACATGAGCCGCAGCAATTTCATCGCCAACGCGGCCAAGACCGCCGCCGAGGCGGCGCTCGTCCAGGCGAAGAAGTAGCGCATGCCGACCCGTCACGCCGTCTACGGCGGCTCCAACGCATCGATGTGGCTCAACTGCCCAGGCGGCGTGGCGCTGCGCACCCAGGTGCCGAAGCGGCCCGCCGGCCAGGCCGCGATCCACGGCAGCGCCCAGCACGAGATCATGGAGCAGCTGCTGCTCGAGCCCAACAACACGCCCGACATGTACGGCGGCGCCGTCATCCTGGGCGTGACGATCGAGCAGGAGCATGTCAACGCCGTCGCCCTGGCGCTCGAGGAGTTCCTCAAGATCGAGGAGACCTTCCCCGAGGATGCCATCATCTATTCCGAGCGCGAGGTGGCGCTGAGCGACGAGGCCTTCGGCACGCTCGACGCGGCCATCATCCACGGCAAGCGCGCCGCCATCATCGACTTCAAGTTTGGCCAGGAGGAAGTCGAGGCTGACAGCGACCAGGGGAAGACCTACGCGGTCTACTGCATGGAGAGCCTGCCGGAGTTCAAGGACGTCGAGGAGATCGAGCTCTACATCATCCAGCCGGCGCTCGACCCGGCGGTCGACAAGCTGGTCGTCTCGCGCGAGATCATCGAGACCTTCAAGACCACCCTGGTCACCGCCATCCGGGTTTCCAAGCAGCCCCAGGCGCCCTACGTCGAAGGCGAATGGTGCAAGTACTGCGACGCCAAGCTGGTGTGCCCGCCCAAGACCCAGCGCCTCGAGACGCTGACGGCGCCCAACCACATCCTCGACCTGGCCGAGCTCGGCGCCCAGCTCAAGAAGATCAAGGCCTGGGAGAAGTGGGCCGACGAGGCCCAGGAGCGGCTGCAGCACGAGATCGAGAACGGCGCCAAGGGCACCGGCTGGAAGCTGGTCGCCAAGCGCGCCATCCGCAAATGGAAGAGCGAGCCCGACACCGTCGCCATGTTCAGGAAGGCCAAGATCCCGGCCGCCAAGTACATGGTCACCGAGCTGGTCTCGCCGGCCCAGGCCGAGAAGCTGGTGCCGAAATCCCTGGTCACGCCCCTGGCCAACCCGGTCTCGTCCGGGAACACGATTGCCCCAGCCGACGATCGTCGACCGGAAGTGATCAACACCGCGGCGATCGCTGCGGTCTTGAAAAGGATCACCTGATCCTTATGATGCGACTGTCGCTTAACGGCGGCATTAACCGGTAACACGAAAAGCGAGAACGAAGATGAACGACATCGTGAAGTTTAAAGGTGCGGCTCTGCCTGCGAAGGGTCTAGGTGCCAATCTGCGCAGCGCGATCATGCGGGCCAAGGACACGGTCGGTGTAGTCGGCAACACGCCATTCCTGCGTCTGACGAAAGGAACCGGTGAGTGGGTCTACGGAGCTCAGAACACTGACGTTGAAGACAACAGCCTGTGGGCCGTTAACCCGAGCTCGTTCATGGTCGGCTTCATCGCCTGGAAGGGCGGTCGGCCGGTCGGCAAGAAGATGCGCCCGATCTCCGCGACGCCCGTCACGATCGACGAGCTGCCGGATGTCGGCGCTGACTGGGACGTCAACGTCGGCTTTTCACTGCAGTGCGTTTACGGTGAAGACAAGGACACGGTCGTCGAATACACCGCCAACTCCTACGGCGGGAAGAAGGCCTACAACGATCTGCTGACCGCTCTGTTCAAGCAGGCCGAGGTCGATGAGCTCAACATCGTGGCGATTGTCGAGCTGAAGAGCGATTTCTACATCCATCCCGAATGGGGCAAGACCTACAACCCCATTTTTGAAGTCAAGAAGTGGGTCGGTTACGACGGGGACCAGGCGGGCTCGCCCGAGGCGTCGCCCCCGACTAACGGTGCCGGCACGAAGGAACAGGACCAGGAAGCGCCGCCGAAGGCTGCGACCAATGGTGCTGCCACCCCTCGCCGCCGGGCTGCCCCGGTGACCGATGTGGAAGACCAGACTGCCAAGCAGCCGGAAAAGGCGGCTTCTCCTGAGAAGCCCGCGGAACCCGTGCAGCGTCGTAGGCGCCGCGCAGCCGCTCCGGCCTAGCGATCGAGACGAGAGCCGCAGCGGCAACGCTGCGGCTCTTCTCACCATGAAAATCTGCAACTGGGATCTCGAGACCGGCAGCGAGGTCGACCTCACGGTGGTCGGCGCCTACAACTACGCGCGCCACCCGAGCACGCGCGTCCACATCCTCAAGTACACGTTCAACAAGGCCAGGAAGATGCACACCTGGCACGTTGCCCGCGGTGATGCGCTGCCGGCCGACCTCGATGCCGCCCTGGACGATCCCGAGATCATGTTCGAGGGCTGGAACGCCAATTTCGAGCGGCTGATCTTCAAGTACGTCCTCGACATCGAGATCCCGATCCGCCGCTTCCGCTGCACCATGGCGCGGGCCCGTGCGATGGCGCTGCCCGGCTCCCTGGGCCTCTGCGGCCGCGCGCTGCGCGTGGAGTGGCAGAAGGGCGACGACGGCGCGATGAAGAAGTGGATGAAGCCGAAGCCCGACGGCACCTGGCACACGCCGGAGAAGGATCCCGAGAGCTACGCCGAGCTCGACCACTACTGCGGCCTCGACGTCATCAGCGAGATCGAGATTGGCGACAACCTGCGCGATCTCAGCGACGAGGAGTGGGAGGACTACTGGCTCAACGAGAAGGTCAACGACCGCGGCCTGCCGGTCGACCTCGAGCTCGCCGCGGCGGCGCAGAGCTACGCCGAGGAGGAGATGCGCGACATCAAGCGCGTGCTCAACGTGCTGACCAGGGGCGCGGTGACGTCGCCCAAGCAGTTCATCAGGATCAAGGCCTGGCTGAAGGATAACCTGCCACCCGACATGCAGCTCCTGCCCGACGACGAGGGCAAGGTAACCTTCGACCGCGCCGTGCGGGAGGAGCTGCTGTCGATCGACAACGAGGATGTGATCGCAGGAGATGTCCGTGAATTTATCCAGCTCATTCATGATGGTGGCCGCGCGAGCACTGCCAAATTTGCAGCGATGCAACAACGGGCTGATCGAAGTGGTCGCGTTAGAGGATGTTATGTTTTTAACGGCGCCGGACAGACCCACCGCTTCAGCTCCCACGGGCTTCAGGTCCACAACTTCGTCCGCAAGAAGCTTCAGAACATCGAGGGCGTGGTCGACGCCATCCTTGCCCGAGCCGACCCCGACGAGCTGATCCGCATCGCCAGCTACGACAAGAACGGCGCCCTGGTGATCGACCCCGGCGAGAGCGAGCCGATCCGCCAGCCCTACGACATCATGACCATCCTGTCGCGCTGCCTGCGGCCGGCGATCGTGGCCGAGGAAGGCAAGACCCTGGTGTGGGGCGACTGGGAGCAGATCGAGGCGCGCGTGCTGCCCTGGCTGAGCGGCCAGAACAGCGCCAGCGAGCTCTTGGAGCTGTTCGCCCGCGGCGAGGATGTCTACCGCCACCAGGCGGCGCTGACCTACGGCGTCAGCCACGCCGCGGTGACCGCGACGATGCGCCAGAACGGCGGCAAGATCCCGGTGCTGAGCTTCGGCTTCGGCGGCGGCGCCGGCGCCGTGCTGGCCATGGCGCGGGCCTATGGCGTGTCCCTGTCCAGGGACGAGGCCGAGACGCTGAAGGTGCGCTGGCGCACCACCAATCCCTGGGCGCAGCGGTTCTGGCTCGATCTCGAGATCGCCGCCTACAACGCCACCAACCACCCTGATACCGAGCACCACGCCGGCCGCGTGACCTACCTGCACACCCAGGACGTCCTGTGGTGCATGCTGCCGAGCGGCCGCATGCTCGCCTACCCGTTCGCGCGCGTCGAGGAGATCGAGGGCCGCTTCGGGCCGCAGTCGGTGGTGACGGCGATGAAGGGCAGCTTCCGGCCGAAGAAGGACGAGAAGTACTGGCCCCGGATGAAGCTGTGGGGCGGCTTCCAGGCCGAGAACGTCACCCAGGCCGAGGCAGCGTCGCTGCTGCGCTACGGCGCCCGCGAGCTCGACGCCAACGACTGGAACCTGGTCGGCCACACCCACGACGAGCTGCTGCTCGAGGTGCTCGACGACGAGGTCGAGGAGGCCTCGCTGGCGCTGCACGACATCATGACGAATGCGCCGGACTGCTACGCGGGCCTGCCGCTGGCGGCGGCGGTGAAGTCGGGATTTGTCTATGGGAAATGAGCGACATCGCGGTCGCACAGTGGGGACCACAGAACGACAGCATCAGCTTCGCGTCGTAGTAGAGCGGTGCCATGATCGTCCAGGTATGCCGCGGCTTTCTGACTGAGCCCTCGTAGTAGTTGTGCTCACAGATGGCGCAGCGGCGGCCGCAGACGGCGCAGGACGGCAGCAGGCTCACGCGCGCAGGCCCATGATGACGAAGGTGCCGGTCATGGTGCCGCCGACCCCGGTGAACTTCAGCGCCTGGATCGGCCCGACCGAGTCAAACATGTGGACGGTGTTCAGTCGGACCATGGAGATGTTGCCGACGTCGTTGTGGTGGAAGGCGCCCGTGACGATCGCCATCTGCCACACCGGGCTCTGCAGGTGGTTGAAGCTCATCTCGAACTGGACGCCGTCGGTGTTGGGCAGCACGCCGACGAGGCCGAAGAGGTGGGCGGTCGTGTTGGCGGCATAGGCGAAATAATTGAAGCTGGATCCGGCAGTGCTATCCCGGAAACTGTTGATCGACGAGTAGCCGTAGGTGGCACTGACATCAACGACGCCGCCGCGCACCAGGTTCATCTCGATGCTGGTGCCGTTTACGCTGAACTGCACCTGGGCATAGATCTTGAGCATCTTCACATCGCTCGGGAACGCCGCGGTCTGGAACGTCGCCGCGCCCGCCGGATTGATGACCTGCAGGATCTGCCAGGTGTTGGTGCCGATGACCGGCGGGATGTCGGCGATCGTCGCGATCTGCGAGTTGCCCGACCCAGGCGGCTGCTTGGGCGCCGTCGGCGTGCCTGTGAGGATCGGGCTGTCGGCCAGCACGAAGGGGCCCGTGCCGGTCGTGGCGCCCACGCCGTTCAGGTCGAGGAAGTCGACCGAGAGGATGTTGGTGGTGTCGTCGTAGAAGAAACTCGCCTCGGCCGCGAAGGAGCCGGCGGTGGGGCCGTGATACTGGATGTTGCCGGCAGCGCCCGCCGGGCCCGTCGTGATGGTCGAGAGGGGGAACTCGAGGCCACTCGCCGCGATCGTGCCGCCGACCGAGAGAGCCGCGGTGCCGATCGGGGCGGCGATGTTGATGCCGACCTGGTCGAAGAGCGCACCGAACAGCACGAGCTGGTCGCTGTTGAAGTTGAGCCCGGCCGCCGCGGTCACCGGCACGCCCGTGATCGTCAGCAGATCGGCTGCGTCGTTGCCCAGGACCGTGTTGCCGGTGACGGTCAGGAGGGGAACGGTGAGCAGCCCGGTCGTCTTGTCCCAGGTGAAGCCCGCGGTGCCGGACAGGATGCCGTTGTCGTTGAACTGCACCTGGGTGTTGGCGCCGCCCGCCGGCGTGGCGGTGAAGGCCAGGAACATGCCCGACGCCGAGCCGTCGCAGGTGACCAGGATGTTGGTGCCGGCGGGGATCGGGATTGGCGCCCCGCCCGCCGCCGAGACGATCGACACCTGGTTGAAGGTGCCCGTGGTGTCGTTGCGGACGACCCAGATGCCACCGACGCCAACCGGCATGACCAGCGTGACCGCCCCGGTCGGCACACCCTGGGCCACGATCTTGAGCGCCTGCCAGTCCGGCGGGACCGGCGCCACGTTGAGCAGCAGCAGACGGACGCCGGTCACGCCGGTCAGATTGATGTTGGTCGAGCCGCCCAGGGCACGATCGATCGCTGCCCAGTCGGCATTGACCGGGATGTCCCAGCTGTCGACGTAGTCGTTGTTCGCCGGCTGCTCGAGGTTCTTGTTGGGTGTGAATGCCGAACTCATCTAGAGCCCCCTGCTCGCGGTGGCCAGCGCGTCGGCCACGGCATCGTCCGGTGTGTGAAGGAACGCCTTGGTCTCCTTGCCGTGCCCCTTGCGGATCTGCTCGGCCTTGCGGACCAGGGCGGCGGCCCTGCTCTTGTGATCGAGCTTGAACGTCGTGCGGCCACCAGCGGCGCGCTTGCCGCGCGCCTTCTCGGTCTCCTTGGCGCCGGCCACCACGCCCGGCATGGCGTAGTAGGCTGAGTCCGCCAGGGCCTGGCCCACGCGCATGGGGTAACTCGGGTCGGTGTACTTCTCGGCACCGATGCGAAGCATCTTGAGACCGAGCTCCGGGTCGATGATGCCAGCGCGGATCAGGTCGTTGCGACTGGTGATGCCGGCGAGCTTGGCATTGTGCGCCATCTGCTGAAGCTTCTGCCAGCCGATGTCGGCCGCCTTGATGGCGAGGCCCGGCCAGATACCCTGCAGCCCGCCGATGATCGTGAAGTCACGAAGGTTCTTCGGCTGGAACGGCGCCTTCTCCGCAGCAAAGGCCCGATCGATCGCTTCCAGGTTGCCCGCCGTGATCGAGTTCTGGCGCAGCTTGCCGGGGATGGCGACGTTCTCGTGCGCGGCCTGGCTGGAGAAGTCCTTCGCCAGCGCCTCCCACACCTTCATGTGCTCGGCGGTGAAGCCGGCCGCCTCGAGGACGGCGCGGTTGCTGTTCATCAGCTTGAGGAACTTCGGACCGTTGAACGTGTGCGGGTTGCCGGCGACCTGGTCGATCGAGCCGCCGAACATGTTCTCGATGAGGAGATGCTTCATGCCCTCGACCACATCGGGCGGCGCGTCCTTCATGAAGGCCTGCAGCTTGGACGGGCCGTTGCGCGGATCCCCCATGATGTCACCGACGATGGCGCGGCTCGCCTCGGCGCCCTTGGCGCCGCTGCGCTCGTCGATGAATTTCCGCGCCAGCTCCGACTGCACGTTGGCGACGTTCTGGAACTTGGCCATGAAGCCCGGCTGCGCCTCCTCGAGCGCCGCCAGCGAGCCGCCGTACTTCTCGAGGAATTTTTGCACTGACTTGGGCGTGATGCGGGTGACGGTGCCGCCCTCGGCCGTCTGCATCGTCTCGCCCATGCTCTGCAGCAGCGCGACAGCGTGATCCTGCAGCGCGCTGATCGCCTCGGGCGCGTTGTTGGTCGCCTGGAGCACCTTGCGGGTGACCTCGGCGCCGGTGTCGATGCCGCCTCCCGTCTTCCCAGGGAACGCCTTCGCCGCCAGCTTGCCGGCGTCGCTCTCGCCGGCGCCGATGATGCCGCGCACCAGGGAGTTGTCGAAGATGTTGGCCTGCTGGACGCGGTTCGCCAAAGCCGCCTGGAGATCGCCCGCCGCCTGCGGCGTGAGGTTGGGCTCGCCCGGCACCGCCGATGTCGGCCCGGCCTCCTCGACGTCGAGCTTGGCCAGGCGCGCCGCCAGCGTGTCGCCCTCCTTCATCTTGCCCTGCTTCACCAGCTCGGCTTCGTGCGCAGCCTGGTTGGCGACCGCGTTCTTGACGTCGCCCATGGCGGCGTCGCGCAGGATCTTGTAGTGCCGGTGCGCCCCTGGGTCGCCCTGGCTGGTCGCCGTCGGTGCCGTCTCGCGGACCTTGAGATTGATCTCCTTGAGGTAGGCCTGGAGATCGTTGAAGCCGACGACCTTCGGCCAGGTCGTGGCGCGATCGAGGTAAGTCTTGACGCCCGGCGACGGCGCGCCACCGAAGCCGGGGCGTTCCTCGGCGGCGATCGTCTTGACCGCCTCCTGCACGCCCGGCGTCAGCAGCTGGAACTGATCGTGCGGATCGATCGCGTTGTAGAGCCGGCTGGTCTGCTGCTTGAACCACTTCCAGTACTCGGTGGCCTTCTGCTTCAGGAGGCCGCCGGCCTCACCCGCCGCCATCGGGTCACCGAGCTTCGACACACCCTCGTCGAGCGCCCGCTGCCGCTCCTCGACGAACTGCGCCACCGCAAGCGGCGATGAGTCAGGGTCGAGCGTTCCCTTGCCGGCCTCGACGCGGCCCTGGGCGCGGTCGGTCTTCACATCGTCGATCGTGCGCGCAGCGCCCGCCTCGCTACCTTCCGGCAGCGGCTTGCCTTCCGCTCGCGCGGCGCGCTCGAGCGCAGCCAGGCCCTCGTCACCGGTCAGCTCAGCGATCGTCTTGGTGCCTTGCGGCAGCACACGATTTGGCGCGCCTGGACCGTGCTCGCCCTCGGCCACCTGGCCCTCGATCAGGCCGCCCGTCTCGTCGGCCATCTTGGCCTTTTCGTAGAGCGCCTGCTTGTCCTTGGCCGCGGCGGTCCTGGCCAGCTCGCGCGACGCCTCGCGGAAGGTCTGGTCGGGGCTGGTCTTCGGCATGTAGCGATCCTTGGCGTAGCGAGCGCCCTGGACGCCGAACGGCAGCGCGAACGATGTGATCAGCCCTGGGTTGGGATTATTCGGTGAGACGTCGTTGACCACATCGGTCGCCACGCCGGTGCCGAAGCCGGTCGCCAGGGCGCCGAACCCGGCGCCAGGCGACAACAGCATCGGCATCGCCATCTCGCCGCCGGCCCTGATCTTCTTACCGACCCAGCTCTTCGGCTCGTACTCACCGACCAGCGGCTTGAAGGTCTCCTTGTAGATGCTCTCGGCGGTCTCACCCAGCGGGTGCGCCTTCTCCTTGTCGATGAAGTACTTCAGGCCCCACTTGTTGGCGCCGTCGGGCATGGCGTCGTAGGCGCGCTGCCAGGCGGCCATCTTCCGCTCGTGCGCCTCCATCCGCTCTTTTTCATTTCGCTCCAGGATCTCCTTGGTCGTGGTGGGCCCGCTCCAGATCGACTGCACGCCGGCGCCGATCGCGCGGCCGGTGTCCATGACGCCCTGGCCGATGCCCTTCATGCCGGCGACGCCCTTGAGGACTGTCGTGGCGATGTTCTTGGCGCCGCCCAGGGGATCGTCGGCGCTGCTGTTGCCAAGCATGCCGGGGCGCATGGCAGCGAGATCCTCGTCCGACATGCCTTCGGTGCCTGGAAGCTTGTAGCCAGGCGGCTCGGCAGCCTTGTCCGTCGCGGCCTTGGCGGCAGCCGCCTTGGCTTTTGCTTCGGCATCGAGCTGGGCGAGTTCTTCGTCGGTCATTACTTCACCGGTTGCCACTTCTTGATGGGGCCCTGCCAGACGTAGGTGACGCCACCAACGACCGTCGTCGTCTCGCCGGCCACGCGCTCTGCTTCGACGGGCACACCCGGCAACGACACCGCGCCTTCACGCGCCGGTGTCGCCTTGGGCGGTGAGGCCCACATGTTCTTCGGGTCACTCTGCCACTGCTGCCAGGGGACGGTGTAGTCCGTCGTGTAGGGCAGCGGCTGGCCATCCTTGTCCCTGATCGCCTGCGGCGAGCGCATCTGGATGTCGGCGCGCCGCTCCATCAGCTCGAGCATCGTCTTGATCGCCTCGGGCGTCAGGTTGACCGATGGTGTGCCTTCGGTGGCCTGCGTGAACGAGCCCTGGTGCAGCGCCGACCCCGGCACGGCATTCTGGGCGGCGAGACCCTGCAACGCGAACTGCAGCTTCCTCGACTCCTCGACCGCCGCGGCATCCGTGCCCGTGGCCTTCTTGACGTCGATCGGATCGAGGCCGAGGTACTGCAAGCCTGCCGCGATGGCGGACGCCTGCCCGGCATAGACGCCGAGCTTGGTCGTCGGCGTCAGCTTCGGCTTGCCGTTCTCGTCGACCGCCGGCAGGCCAGTCTTCGTGTCGGTGTCCTGGGTGAACAGGGTGTTGCGGAACGTGTTGACCAGCTGCTTGGCCTGCAGCCCCTGCTGGTGCTCTTTGGCGAGCTGTTCCTTGAGCGCGTTGTTGGTCGCGAAGATGTTCTTGTTGCGCTCCTCCTCGCCCCTCCGCTCGACCGTCCCCGGCGTGATGCTGCCCGAGACCTTGCCGGTGTCGTCGACCGACGAGGTGACGCCCGTGGTGACACGCGCCTTGTCGAGATCGTCGGCCTTCTTGTAGAGCTCCTCGGCAACATCACCCAGGCCAGCGGCTGCGGCCTCGGCCGCCCTGGCACGCAGCCCGGCGGGATCCTGGCTGAGTTGCGCCGCACCGACACCAGGCGGGAGATCCTTGGGCGGCGTGGTCGGCGGCGGCGGACGCTTCATGGCCCCCGCAGGCGGCGGTGGCGGCTCGGGGCGAAACTGGGCCAGCTGGACCGGCGGCTGCTCCTCCTCTTCGCCGGTCACTGAGCCGGCATCCTGCTTGCGGATCCGCTTGGGCATGTAGAGATGAGCACGCCCACCGAAGCGGCGCGTCGAGGGTCCGGCCGCCTCGGCGCGCCGTGCGGCGGCCAGGGCTTCGGTGAGCCGCTCCCATTCCTTCTGCTCGTCGGCGTTCCTGCCGCGACCGCGGGTGCTGGCCTCGAAATTCTTGAGCTCCTGGTCGGCCCGATCGACGGCCGCCTTGAGCACCGACATGCCGCCCTGGCTCCCGGCCGCCACCTTGCGGCGCTCCCACTCGAGAAGCGACTGCGTGAACTCGGGTGTCACGCCGAGGGACTTGCCATCCCTGCCGAGCGCATTGCCGCTGCGTGCCCGCTCGAGGGCAGCGTCAGCCTCGCGCATGCGCCGCTCGCGCTCGGCCGGATCCTGCGTCGACATGGCGTTGTGATAGAGTGCCACGAAGTCGTCGCGCGGCGAGACGGCATTGCTGAAGGCCTGGATGGCGGGTGACTGCGTCTTGAGATAGTCGGTGTAGCCGGCGGGCCTGGTGTCGATGTTGGCGCCCGACATGCCGACCAGTTCCAGATACTTGTTGCGCATCTGGTTGTAGATCTTGTCGTAGGCCGACACATCGGCGCGGGGGTCGGCGGCCAGGATGCCGGAACGCTCGCGGCTGATGTTGGTCATCGCCTCGGAGATCTTGCCGGCCTGGGCGATCGACTGCGTCTGCTTGCTGATGTCGAGCTGCTGCTGGCGCTGGCCCCATGTCGCGTACTGCGGCGCCGCCGCCTGGAGGCCCTCACCGATCGCCACACCGAGCCACGGCGACTTCGACGCCATCATGTTGCCGACGAAGCTCAGCCCAGGGACGATGTAGCGTTCGTTGCGATCGAGCCAGTCGCCGGCGTCGCCCCACAGGCTCTTCGCCTTGGGCGTCGCGGCACCGAGACCACTGGCCGACGGTTCGATCGGCGGTGCGCCCGTGCCGGGGTCTGTCTTGGCACCACCAACACCCTTCTCCAGGGGCTTGCCCATGCGCTGGCCGGAGATCTTCCACAGGTAGTCCTGGGTCTCAGCCGGCAGGAACTTGCTCCACTCGGCGCCACCCTTCCTGACCGCCTCGGTCACGGCGCCGGGGCCGGCGTTGTAGGCCGCCGCCGCCTTGTAGCTGTCTCCGAACACCCGCAGCTGCTCGTTGTAGTAGGCCGTGCCGAGCGAGCGGTTGTAGTCCTCGGCTGCCTTGTCCTTGACCGGGTCGCCGGTCTTCGGCTGGTTGAAGAGATCCGGCCGCCATTCGACACCAGCCAGGCGCGCCGCCTCGGGGCCTGTCTTGGGCATCACCTGCATGATGCCGACCGCGCCCGCCGTCGATGTCGTCGGCTTGCCCTCCTTGTTGAAGTGGCTGTTGGAGCTCTCGATCGTCGGGATGCGACCGAGGACGCCCTGCCCGCTGTTGAAGGCCTTGTCCTTGTCATCGGTCGACGCCACAGGCGGCTGAGCGGGCGGGACGGGGTCCGGTGGCGACGGCACGCCGCCCTCGTTGATGTCGCCCATGCTCGTCCGCTCTGCATTCGCGACGGCCTGCGCACCGCCGACACCAGGTGTCGGGGACGGTGGCACCACGACAGGAGGCGCTCCAGGAGGCCTGCCAGCCCCGCCCACGCCTGGTGGCGGCGCGGCCGACGGAGGCGCTCCAGGGGGCTCATCCAGCCTCTGGCGGGGCCTCTGATCGGCCCCACCCAGGCCGGGGGCCGGTGGCTTCAGGCGCTCGAGCAGCTGGTCGCGCTCGGTGTCCTCGGGCGTGATCTCCCGGCGCAGGCCCTGGGCGTTGCTCGCCTCGGTCGCCATCAGGCGGGCGCGCTCCTCCTCGGTCATGTCGTCCGGCCCGCCGCCGAACTGGAAGCCGGCCCGGCCGCCGGTCGCCAGTCGGGTCTTGCCCGGCTTGCGGTCGGGATGGATCTCTTTGACGAAGTGATCGTAGGCGCCGTAGGCGTTGTCGCGCCGGTCACGGGCCCGGCGGGCGCCCACCAGGGTGGTGGCCTTGCCGACCAGCTTGTGGCCCTGGGAACGCGAGAAGATGCCGTAGGCGACCGGCGTGGTCGCGGCCGCGCCCAGGCCAGGACTCAATTCCTCGGTGGGCTCCTCGGGCACCTCGCCGCCCTCGGCGTAGGCCGCGCCACCACGCCGGAGCTCGTCAGCTGCAGCGCCTGCCATGCTGATGAAGGGTGCAAAGGCCGCCCCGCCAGGGATCAGGGACGCGCCAGCTGCCGCCAGGCCGCCCACCATTTTGCCGGTGCTGCTCTTCTTTTTGCCGCTGCCGGCAGCCTCGGCGACCTTGGGGTCGGGCGGCTTGGGTGCATTGTCGGCCACAGCTGGATCATAGCTGCCCTCGGGCACGACGCTGGTGCTGCCGAAGGGCATGTCGACGTCCTCGACATCGCCGCCTTTCGAGTACTTCGACCAGTCAGCGATCTCGTTGCCGATGCCGCTGGCCTCGGTGGTGTTGTCGCGCTCGTCGAGCCAGCCGTAGCGCGAGCTGTCGCCGCCGCGGCCGAACAGGCCGCCGGTCTCTGGCTCGTAACCCTTGGTGCCCGGCGTGCCCTTGGCCTCGCTGCCGAACAGGGCCGCCTTGCCGGACTTGTAGGCCCCCTTGGCGTCGCTCCCCAGGTCGCTGATCTTCCTGGCGCTGCTGACGCCCTCGTCGACTGTCGACTTGGGTGCCGCCTGCTGCTTCATCTCGGGCGGCTTGACCAGGGTCGAGGCCTTGGCCGGCTGGGCGTTCACGATCCCGGCATTGCCGACGCCAGCGGCGTTCTTGCCGGTCCAGGGCGCGTCGCCGTAGGCCGCCCGCTGGGCCTCCAGGATGGCGTCCAGGCTGCCAAAACCGCCCGTGTAGCCACCGACCGAGCCACCCTTGGCGTAAGTACCGCCCGTGCCGCCGCCCGTGGCGTCGCCTCCACCAGTACCACCGCCGCCGCCCGCACCGGGACCACCAGGGCCAGCGCCACCGCCGCCCTCGCCCACACCGTTGCCCGACCCGGCGCTGCCACCGTCCCCGGCAAAGGCCGACCCGCCAGGGGGCAGCGCCCCGTAGTGGTAACCGTAGCCCGGCGTGTAGAGCAGGAGCCGGTCGTCACCACCTCCTGCAGCCGCTGCAGGGGCCGCTGGAGCGGGTGTGGGCGTCGAGCCTGTCGGTAGCGCCCCGCTGCTGGGCGGGCTCCCAGGCATGTTTATACCGTCCTGGGAGGGCGGACCGCCGTTGTGGCCCATGCCCGGCGCGTTGGCGGCCAGGGAGGCGCGCTGCAGGCCGACGATGTCGCTGATGCTGCCGCCCGTGGACGGCGTCGGTCCGGCCGTCGGCATGGTCGCCGGCTGGCCCAGGACACCGACCCCCGGCGCCAAGCCGGGCTGCGGCGGCTCGTAGCCGAAGACGTCGCTGCCCAGAGGCCCGCCCGCGGCCTTGTGGGGCCGCGCCGAGGCGTCGGTGGCGCCGGCGTAATCGACAGTCTTGATGCCGCCCTCGCTGCCGACCGCCTCGGGGTGTTTCTTCTCGACGTCCTGGGCCGACAGGCCGATCTGGGGCTGGTTGGTGCCCTTGTAGTTGAACCGGATGATCGGGATCCCGTCGTGCGTCGCGCCGATCGTCTCGATGTTCTCCTTGACGCGCTCGTCGGAGAAGAACGGCTGCGGCTGCCAGGCACCGGCATAGGCGCTCGAGCCCGAGAGCGGGCCCGTGCCCATGACGGCATTGGTGTAGAACTGGCTGGTCTGGAACGGGTAGCCACGCTCCTGCATCCACTGGTTATAGAGGGCGCTGTCCTGCGCCTGCTGGGTCTGCTGCTGCAGCGAGCCGAAGCCGATCTGGCCCTGGGCGGTCTGCAGGTTCTGCCCGAACGCCTGGTTGGCCAGCGCCGCCTGCTTGGCCGCGACGTCGCCGTACATGCCGTAGTTGGCAGCACCCAGGCCCTGCTGCGCCTGCCCGGCGCCGATGCCCTGGCCGTAGGCCTGCTGGCCCATCTGGCCGGTGAAGGCGGCCTGGCCCATGCCCTGCTGGTAGAGCTGGTTGGCGGCGCCCAGGCCCTGGGCGTAGCCCTGCTGGCCGATGTTGGCGAGCTGGCCGCTGCCCCACTGGCTGGCGGCACGGTTGGCCTGGGCAGCGCCCAGGCCGACGCCCTGCTGCTGCTGCGCGGCACTGAGAGCCGTGTTGAAGTTTTGCTGGTTGAGGCCCGACAGGACGCTGCCGGTGGCCATGTTCTGCTGGTTGACCAGGTTGGCGTTGGCCACGCCCGATCGATCGCCGCCGAAGCTGCCCTCGCGGATCATGTTGCCGCGCTGGTCGTTGCGCTGCTGGGCCTGCTGCTGGTTCAGCTGGGCCATCGTGGCCTGCGTCACCTGCTGCTGGAACGGATTGTAGAACTGGTTGAGGTTGAGCTGGCTCGGGTCGACGTTGGCCATGCCAAGACCGGCCATGCCGGTGGCCGCCTGGTTGTAGCCCTGGGCGCCCTGGTAGGCGTTCTGGGTCATGGGCGCGGCGCCGCGGTAGGCCTGGGCCGCCTGCCCGAGGCCGGCACTGGTGAGCGCCTGGCCCTGCGCCTGGCCGGTGTTGATCGAGCCGCTCGCCTGGTTCATCAGCGGCTGTGCCGCACCGACACCCTGCTGGATCGACTGGTTGGGCGCCGCCCACCCGGCATCGGTGTACGACTGCCCATTCATCATGGTGCCGTAGCCGGCCTGCTGGGTCTCGTTGACGGGCGCTACGAACTGGCCGTTGTAGTTCTGCCAGGGGATCTTGGAGACCTCTTCGGCGCGGTTGGTCGCCTGGTTGTAGCGCGCCATGACCTCCGGCGGGATCTGCACGCCAGAGTATTGGGTCGAGGTGCCGGAGCCACCTTTGCCGCCGCCCATGCGCTACTCCGTCGAAGCACCACCCACCGCTTCCCCGGTGCGCGCGTTGTAGAGAAAGTAGGCTCCGGCTGGCTCACCGAAGTGTCGCTTGTACAGCCGGATCTTGGCCTCGGTCCGGCTGTTGCTTAACACCCCGATCAGCAGCGGCATGCCCATGCGGTCAGCCACACGCTTGCTGAACTCGCACATCCTGCTCGCGCGGCCGCCCTTGGCGGACCGGTAATCGGGATGAATGAAAATGGCACGTTCCTCGATAACGCGATCGTCTGAGTACCACGGCGCGACGATCCGCAACAGCACGGCGCCCTGCGGCGGACCGTCAGGCGGGCCGATCAGGCCCATGATGCCGTGGTTGAGATTGAGCGCCTGCCAGACATCGTCGAGCAGCTTGAGCTCGTTGGGATTGACGAAGCCGTTCTCCCTGGTCGCCAGGCGCGTGAGATCCATGACATCGTGAACGTCATCGGGCGTGCCGGTGCGCACGACGAGCTCGGCAGCGGGCACCACGGTGTCCATCAATCCTTCGCCGGGCCGGGCAGGTTCTTCAGCGTCTTGATGTGGCCGGCGCGCACCTGCTTGATGAACTCGTCGATGATGGCGTGGCCGTCATCGCGATCCTCCGAGCCGCAGCAACGGGCCAGGTACTCGACCTCCTCCGGCGAGATCACATGCTCGCCACCGGCGGCGATGATCGGCACGCCCCTGGTGCGGCCGCCCTTGGCCTTGCCCTCCGGCGAGCCTACGCCGTAGGGCAGCCCGCTGCCGAACTTGCCGTGCGGTGTGCCCTTGGTGATGTTGGGCACGCTGAACAGATCCTTGACGATCTTGAAGCCCGAGACGGTGTTGCCCTCGCCCAGGGCCGAGACGACGTCGGCCGGCAGCACATGCGAGCCGCTGGGGACATGCATCGGCAGATGATCGGTGCGCCCGCTGACCTTGCTCGAGATCGCACCGATGTGGGTCTTGGGCTCGGCCACCCTGGGCATGGCCTTGAGGTTGAAGGGCTCGTCCTGGAACTCGTGACCGAAGCGGGTCTCGTGCCTGGTGTGGCTGTAGTCGAGATGCGTCTTGTCGAAGTCATCGGCACCGCCGTCGGCGCGCTTCTTGCGCCGCATCGCCTCGGCCACGCTGAGCGCCGCGGCGATCGCCTGGTTCTGCGGATGACCCGAGTGAACCATCTCGCTGATGTTGTGGCTGACCGTCTTCTGGCCCGATCCTTTCTTGAGAGGCATCGTCACACCCTCGAGTAAAAGATGGCGCACTTCACACCCGCAGCGCCCGCCAGCACAAGCCCGTTCACGAAGACCATGTTGGTCGGGTAGAAGCCCGGCGTCGCCGGCAGGGCGTAGATCGCATTGGTCGGTGCCACGTTGGGTACTCCCGCCGCATCGTGCAGCAGCGCGGTGCCGGCCATGACACTGATGCCGAGCACGCGCACGAAGCCCGACTGGATCAGCTTGTTGGTATCGACGTAGCCTGACGAGTAGGTCGGGACCAGCTTTGACTGGGTCTGCTGCAGCTCCGACAGAACGGCGACGCCGGTCTGCAGCACACCCATGATGTCATTGAGGCCCGCCATGGCAGGTTAGCCCTGCACCGCCGCGCCGAAGACACGCCAGCCCAGGAGCAGGAACAGCAGGAACAGCATCAGCATGCTGCCGACGACGCCGACCTGGGGGTTGGCGCCGAACCAGCCGAAGTGCTGGCCGAGACCGAACAGCAACCAGATCAGCATGATGACCCAGAAAATAAGACCGAGTGGCATGGCAGCCTCCCTAGTAGAATTTCCCGTCGGGCTGTGAGCGGTAGCGGTTGCCACCGACACGCCAGAACGAGTTGGTGTCGTTGCTCAGGAACTCGAGTGAGACCAGGCGACCCCTGAAACGCGGCGTGATGTACTTCACGGCCTGGGTCAGCGTGAACGGACCGTACACCTTGTCAGGCTCGTTGGGGTACTCCTTGACGTAGAAGGTGAGCAGGACCGTGGAGGTGGTCGAGCCGGGGGTGTCCCACTTCATGTCGGGCCACACCTGGTCGACGAACATCAGGAGGTCGGCCTCGGTCAGCGCGAAGTAGCCGGTGCGGAGGAAGGACGTCATCGCCACATTGTCGGCGTCGTTGCCGCGCTCGTGCTCGTAGATCATGCGGCTGGCAGCGCCGGCGGCG